CGCCCGCACATTTAACCCCGGTGACGATGTGCACGGATTTAGCAAGACCCTGAATATTCTCGGCAAAGCGAACGCGCAACTGCACTTTGAAAAGTTCAGGGGCAGTTACTTCAACAACGGCGGTCAGCCGGGGTTTGCCTTCATCCCCGAAGCGGATGCAAGCGAAGATCAATTGAAATTGCTGGCAAACTTCTGGAAACAGGAACTGCGCGGCGTTGAGAACTTTTTCAAGACGCTCATGTCACCGCTGCCCGGCAAGCTGGAGCAGTTTGACCCCGTGGACCTCAGTAAATCGCAGGGCACGGAGGACACGCTTTATGACCAAATCCGGCAGGGCTTTCGCGTGCCCGCTGAACTGATTGGCGATAGCAAGAACAATTCCTATCAGTTCAGCGACGAAACCAAAAACACGTTCATGGTGCAGACCGTTGCGCCGATAATGAGCACGATCACCGAAGCACTGAACCGTGAATTATATCCGGCGATTGACCCCGCCGCGTATGAGCGCGGCTATCGCATCATGGCAGACTTTAGCGCGTACAGCACGGTCAGTGAAGCGGATTTAAAGGCGCAGCAACTTGCCGAGAATAAGTTTAAATCCGGTGGTATCACACACCACGCCTACATTCGCGAGTTGGGCGGCGAGCCGGAGCAGGGCAGTCAAGACTTTTGGGTGTTCCCGACCAGCGTACAGCTTATCCCGGTAGGGGAGTTGGGGCAAGCGGTTACACCCGCGACGCAAAATGAGCCGCCCGCACTACCCGCACCACGCCGCGATGCGCCTGCGAATGTCGAGTTCAGCAGTGTGACGTATAACGGTGTGACGGTCCAAGCCTCGCCAGTGCGCCCGTCCTCACGGGATGATAAGAAGTACATGCGTTATGTACGCCACAACGGCGACGAGCGCCTTGTGCACTGGGGGCAGCCGGGTGAGCAAATGGAGCGCGACAACGACGAGGCACGGGAGAACTTCAATGCCCGCCATAATTGCAGCGAGAAGAAAGATCCGTTCGCCGCTGGGTTCTGGGCGTGCTGGGCATGGCAACCGAATGCCGATGTCCGCGCCATGACACTAGACGACCTGCGCAGCGTGGCACACAAGTTTGATATTCCGCTGTCGCAAGCCCTCGATTACCTTGAGGAGTTCGAACGTGTGCATTAGCGATTTCGAAGCGTTCGTGCGGGCGAAACTCGCCGAACCTGTGCCTGTGCTGGATGATGAGGCGAAGTTGACCGAAGTGGATGCGTGGGAAAAGTTCACGCTGAATCGATGGGGCAAGAACAGCCGTTCGTTTGAAGCCATTGCCACCCGTGGTGACCTGTCCGACTTTATCGAAAGCGCACTGCAAGTCGTTGACACCAAAACGGACGCGCAGCGGGTTTTCGATGACGCCCGACAGAAAATCGCCTATCGCGCAATCCAAGCCACGCGCTTGCTATTCGAAAGCGAATTTGAGGATAGTTTGCAGCAGGCACGCGACGGGCAGCTAACCCGTGGTCAGTGGGCATTCCGTGTTCGTGCGCTCATTCGTGAGTTTGGGCGGCAAGCCTACCGTGACGGGCTAGAAGATGGCGGTGTGGACCCCGACGAGTTGAGCGACGACGACACACAGCGCATCACCGAGTTAATCCGTGAGCAATCGCAGTATGTCACGAACTTGGGTGAGCAGGTGTTTCGTTCAGGGTGGGATGAACCCGTAAGCGATGACGATATTATTGCATTCGCTTCCATGCGTGCTATTACCGATGCGCAGGCGCAGGAAAAGCCTGCGATGTGGTTCAACCGTTCAATTAAGCCGTTTTACGAGGCGGGGAAGTTGAGCGCAGACGCCAACGGCTTATACGAATGGGCACTCGGTCCAACCGAGGAAAGTTGCCGAACGTGCTTAAAAGCTAACGGGCAGCGGCACAGACTCAAGGCGTGGCACCGTTCGGGTATCCTGCCGCAATCCAACGGGACCCGCGAATTGGAGTGCAAAGGCTTTAACTGCAAATGCAATCTTGTGCGGGTAAGCGGGCGGGCGCGGGGGCGGTTGGATAGGATACCAGCGGCGTGATGTGGTATAATAGTGGCAATGTAAATGCGGCGCGGTGCGATCAACACCCGCCGCCGAGCCAACGAAAGGACCTCGTTGACCATGAATGATTATACACATGAATCTGAGGATTCGCCCGTTATTAACATCACACTTGTGCAGCAGATGGCTAGGCAAATGGTTTTTCCGCTTCTGCGCCACACATACCATCATATGACTGATGTAAAATTAAGCGATGGATATTTAAAAGTTGGTCACTCGTGGGAAGAAATCGGCGGGTGGGGCTTTTTGGGCAAGCGTGATAATGTAAGAAAGACTGAGTACGTTACATTACCCATACCGCCTCATAGCATCACAAATAGTGAATTAGCTACATATGTTGCTGCGGGTTTTATGATTCACCTCAATGACTTTGATACAGGCAGGAATCCTGCATGGTTGATGCTGCCGTATCTCATAATGGAAGATTTGGGAGTTCAAGTCAAAGATGCTGTTATAAGATGCAATCGTGCAACATCGTATTTGCTAGAACAGGCAGATCGCAAACAGGACGATGAATTCTCCATCTATAGACATGCGCAAGTTGAAATTGATACCAATATCCGGTTTATGGAAGTTTATGTGGTTCATGAGGATAATCAAGTGGTCTATCGCGGCAATGCAACCGACCTGCAAAAGGTGGTGAACTCATGACCTACATCGTAACCCATCAAGACCGCGCCACAGGACACAAGATAGCCGAGTATGGCGAATACGCCACCGAACGCGAGGCACTCGACGCACACCCGCGCAACTGGACACTCATGGAAGATACTCCGGTTGGGGTTGTGGCAGTGTGGGCAGATGAGAACGCGCTGTGGATTGTGTGGGATGAAGCGGCGCGGCTGGCGTATGTGCAAGTCACAACGCATGGGGATACGCACGTTAATCGCGTTGATTATATACCAATGAATCCCGATATTACCCCGACAGACATTAGCGGGGGTGAACCAGAGTGGATTGACTTAAGCGGTGATAGTCGGAAGGGTGGTGAGTGATGGCTAAAGGTTATATGCTTATTGACGGTGAACGAATTGAGGTGGAAGTTTCGTTTGCAACCGCCGACGGAACCCCAATTGACATGTCCAGTGATTCAGAACCCATCAGATTAAACGATAGCTTGGATAAGGCGCAAGAGGATGAAAGGGTTTATTCCCTTCATGATTGTACTCCTTCTATCAGTATTCCATTGACTTCACCGGATTTAACCAAGAATAACGGGTTGAAGGTAAAGCCTGAGCTATTCTTGCCGCCGCCTAAAGGTACTCCAGAAGATAACTAACCCGCACCACCCAACAACATACACACGACAAACCGCCCAACGAGGCGGTTTTTTATTTGGAGCAATCACGATGAAAGACAAGCGCGTTGCACTTGGTGGCACCATTCGCTCTCTCGGAGAGGGGCGCAAAGGAGGCTACCTTGTGCGGTTTATGGACAAAGACGAAAAAGACTTGTACCGGACTCATTTCGATGAAACCACCAACTACGGGTTAGATGAACACCCGCTAGAGGGAAAACCCATTTTATTCAATCACGGTATGGATCGACTGTTTCAGTTCCGCACCGTTGGTGTGATTGATCGTGTGGAGGTCCGTGCACAGCCTGACGAAAATGGCGAGTGCGGTATCTGGATAGAGTGGTTGGAAGAACGCGACGAAGAAAAGCGGCGATATGTGGAAATGGTCAATGAACTTGACGCACGTTATCGCAGCAAGTACGGACACGGCAACGGGCTTAGCTCCGGCGCTTATCCAGCAAGTGTGCGCGTCAACGAAGAAACAGGGCATATGGAGCAGTGGATTATTGCCGAGGGAAGCATTACGCATGTCCCCGGTGATGTCCGAAACCAATTGCCTGCCAAAAGACTATATGAGTTAACCGACCTGCAAGCCGACCTGCTTAGAGAGCATGACGCTAAAGAAGCAAACCGCGAGCAGGATAACACAAACAATCGTATCTCTAAGCACAATAGGAGTATTCGCATGGAAGAGTTATTGAATCGCCTGCTTGCCATGATTCAGGATGCCCTTGCCGAAATTGATGGCATGGACGCCGAACGCATGGAGGGCGAGAACGAAGAAGAAATGCGCATGGATGACGAGGAAATGCGGTCATTCGCGCAGGAGTTTGCCGCCCGTGTTCAGCCGACATTACAGGCTGTAACCGAAGGTGCGCAACCAACCGACGAGCAGATTGAGCGCGTGCTGAAAGCGCACGGCGATGCTCTGTTTGAAGCAACTGCCGAACGTGTGTTTAAGGCGCAGGCAGAAAAACGCGCCAAGCGCGAAGAAGCCGTTCGCAAAGCCCGTGAAGCCGCACTCCGTGCCGAACCCGCTGTGAGCCGTGCCTCACAGATAGGTGGGCGAGTAAGTGGTAATGATGTGCCTCCGCAGGTCAACCGCGTTGACTCATTCCGCAACCGCAAGTTCGATCACATGAGCTTTGAGGATATGGCGTTTGCGCATCAGGCATTGAAGCAGGCAGGGCGCAACATCTCTGACGACTTCATGACGCATATGGCGCATAAGGTCAATGATGCTATCAAACGCGATGCGACACCGGGATTGTCTCATAGCTCTGTCCGGTCTGCACTACCGTGGCGTGCCAACGAACTTGACGCCTCCAACATCACAGGGCAGGGGCAGGAGTGGGTTGGTATTGCTTACAGCAGTACGCTGTGGGAAAAGATTCGCGTGGCAACTGTCTATCAACAATTGCAAGCAAAAGGCATGATGGAGTTTGAAATTCCGCAGGGGATGGAAAGCATCTATGTGCCGACAGAAGGCGCGGACCCGACGTTCTACAACGTGGCACAGCCAAATGATGTTGACGCGACGCAGCGCCCACAGGTGGTCATCAACCAGACACCTGCCGGAACCAGCCGCCAGCTATTGCAACCGGGTACCGTTGGCGCGGCAGTGACCTATTCCTACATTCTTGAGGAAGACAGCCTGATTGCCGTTGCTGCGCAATTCCGGCGTCAACTTGAACTCCGTGCGCAGGAAGTCATTGAGAACCTGATGATTAACGGTGACACGGCAACTGCCGCAAGTACCAACATCAACCTGATTGACGGCACACCGGGTAGTGGTTTGGATGCACCGTTCTACATCACAACAGACGGATTCCTGAAACTGCCACTTGTGACCACCACAAGCCTATCGGGCACAGCAGGAAACAAGCTGAGCGAAGATGTCTACCTTGACACGTTCGCACGTCTACCAAAGAACCAGCGTGCTAACCGTGACCGCCTTGCTTATGTTGTGGACTCTGACACGGAACTGGCAACACTCAAGATTCCGTCCGTCAAGACACGCGACGTGAACAGCGCGGCAACTATCGAAAGCGGCAGCTTAGCCAAGATGTGGGGTATTGACCTGCTGGTGTCCAACGAAATGGACCTCGCCAACACGTCGGGCAAGATTAGCGGCACCAGTAGCAACAACACCCGTGGGCGCATTCTGTGCGTTCGCCCGGACCGCTGGAGCTTTGCGTTCAAGCGCAATACCACGTTCGAGGTTGCCGAGTACCCGCTGTCACAGGCAAAGACGATTGTCGTCACCTTCCGCATGGGCATGAAGTACTTTAGCACCAGCGGCGGCGCGGCAGTGTCCTACAACGTGGCGGTGTAGCATGAGTGTGCCACTGCTCTTAAACGTCAAACAGAACGAAGTCGGGCATGTGCGCAGTGGGGTCACAGAAGTGACCTCCACCAGCACCATCGCACTGAAAAGCAATAACACGCTTGTGCTGAATAACGCCAGCAACATCGCGGTAACCATCAGCACAACACCGAAAGACGGAGATTATCTCGAAATCTACTGCCTTGACACCAACGATGGCAGCACCGTCACACTCCCAAGTGGTGTTACGTGGGATGGCACAAACAACATTGCCACCTTTGACGCCGATAACGAAAAGATTATATGCCGCGCTTTCAATAGCACGCGGTGGCTTGTGCTGTCGAATCCTGACAGCGTAGCATTTAGCAGCTAAGGAGCGAACATGGCTATTTCTGATAACTTCTCACCAAATAAGACGGATGGCGACCAGAGCGCCCTCCCGAAGCGCTTTGTTGAATTAACCGACGATGGCGCAATTAGCATTGCTGATGGCACCGTCTTTTTGAACAAAGGCAGCGCCATTGCGGCAACGCTAGACACGCCGCCAACAGACATGGATGGCGCACGCCTGACCATCCACAACTTCGATGGTTCAGCACATACGGTCACGCAGTCCACTCCCGGCTTTAACAGCGCGGGCACGGCTTCGGTTGTAGCAACCTTTTCAACCGATGTTGGCGGGCAGCTTGACCTCGTTGCAAAGTCCGGCGTGTGGTATACGGTCAACGTCGAAAGCGTGACGGAAAACGTAACCATTGCCGACAGCTAACAATAGGCGTACCGACATTATCACCATCTCGGATGATGACGAGCTTGTCGGATACGTGATTGACATGAACTGGATCAAGGAGGCGATTGTTGGCATCAACACGCCTCCTTTTGTTGATGCGAGCCTTGAAATACGTGCGGGGGAGTCGCCGGATGTGCTCAAACACTTTACGGTGTTTAGCGCCCACGGTGGCACAGCGCAGTTTCGCATCACGCAAGCCCTGTTCCCGCGTTATGTACATTTCACGCTGCGCAAGCGGGGCGCACGAACAACACTGTTCATTGATAGTTGGTTTTACAAGCAAGTGAAGCCATCCGACGATTACAACCTGCAACAACTTGCCGGAGTCATACTATGAAAACCTTTCTGATCCTACTGCCTTCGATTCGCGACAACATCGGGTTCGTGTTCGCACGTCTGCACGACAGTTTCACACACAAGACAGACATCTATGTGCAGCGCGACATCATGGGGCATGGCAGTGGACATCTGCAAGAGTTGAATTACGCCGTAGAGCGTGTGGTTGACGCCGAGCGCCACGACATTGTTATCAAGATGGATGATGATGTGCTGCTTAACAAAGGCTGGCAAGATGACATTGTGCAGGCGTTTGAGGATATTGACCGCCTCGGTGTGTGCGGGTTGGACCTTGCTAATACTGCCGAGGGCGTGCGCTATATGACGGGTGGTATGCCGGAAGGCAAAATGATTCCGTTCACACAGCACGGCAAAACGCGGTTCAGGGAAATTAGCGTGGGTAATGTGGGCGGCATGATTATGGCAACGCCTGCAAGCCTTATGAAAGACATTGGCGCGATTCCGATTGTGGGCGGGAATAAATACCCGTTCTATGCCGATGGTTACTATAACCATCAGGCACGCAAGCGGGGTTATCGCCTCGGGTACTGCGCGACGAACAGTGAACCGATAGCGATTGCGCACGACGACCCGCAAAGTTATGTCAGTGCAAAAGACGCCGATACCGAACGCATTCGGGATGAAGCCATGGAGTTGTTTAAGTGAAAACCCTAATCGTCACGCTGCTCTACCACCATTACGGCGATTGTATGATTTCGTGGGCGAAAGCAGCGAACTACTGGCGCGACAACTACAACGCCCGATTTGACTGGGTGTACCTGCACGGTAAGCCTGACGACTTGCCGCAATCTGCACACGGGCATGATGTGGTCACACGGAAATACCAGCAGGCACGCGAGTTGTTCCTTGCGGGGAATTACGATGTGATGATTGCCATTGAAGATGACATGGTGATTCCGGTGGATACCTTTCCGCGCCTCATGGCGCTGCTGAAAACGTGTGACGTGGGCTATGGGCTGTACTGCTGGCGGCATGGCGTAGGCGGTGGCAATTGGAGCGCGTACACAAAGGTGGAGGATACACCGGATGACTACGGCGAAAGCATCGTAAAAGACAAACCCCGCGCCAAACGCACGTTTGAATCCCGTTCACTCGTAAGTGTGCGCGGGTTGGGGTTCGGGTGCACCGCCATCAAGCGCAATGTGCTGGAAGCGATTCCGTTTGAGCGACGCGGCAAAGCCTGCAATGACTGGTATTTCGCCGTGGACTGCCAAGCGAACGGCTTCACACAGATGACGGACATGGGGCTGGTGTGCGGGCATATGACGGTTGAACCCTCGCCGCGTGTGATCTACCCCGACACGGGCGACATGGACACCATGCAGCGCATTGATTACCTGAGTATTTCATAGGAGAACGGTATGGCAGTTTCAGTAGCAGAAATTACCGCCGCAGACATCACCGCAGGCGGCGACAGCATTAAAACAGAAGTTATCTACGGCAAGCTGAACGCCATCCATGTTCACTTTGATGGCAGTGCTACCACCGTAGATATAGACGAAGATGGCGAACCGGGGCGCAAGCTGGTTGACCTAGCAAGCGGCAACACGGACACCACCGTTTATCCCGTGGCGCAGGCAACCGATAACACAGGCTCCGGCATTTCTGACCAGTATGTACCGATTGTGGTAGCCGGACGCTTTACCGTAACCGTTACAAACCCTGTGACCGTCTACATATATTACGAGAAACTCTAATGGCACTCGAACTCACCAGCGCATTCAACGTGCAGCTTGCCGACGACCTTGACGCCTATTTCGACAGCTTCGGGCGCGAAGTCGAGGCGGCGTCTGACGCGGTAGGGCGTGAGATACAACCGCAGTTTGAAGCGGATATGACGTTCTATCCGGCGCGGTTGCCCAATCAGCGCTATGTCAGAACGTTCCGTCTCCGCGATGAATCCAGTGTGAGCTATCGCGCTACCGAGCAGGGCTTATTCTTTGATGCGCAGAGTGGTGCACCGTATGACCGCTATGTGCGCGGCACGTTTAACCAGCGCTCGCGTAGAGAGGCAACCCGTGACATTGCCCGTGTCCATCAGGGGCGTTGGGTGCCACTGTGGGACATTACGCAGTTCTGGCAAGAGGCGGCAAAAGAGCTTTTGATTGACCGCATTAAGCAGCAGTATGGCGAGTTTGTGAACACAACCATTCGCCGGAGGAGTCGCATACGTGGCTAGCCTGCAATATTACCCCGACCTTGTGACATTGGACTACATGCGCCGCCAGCGTGAATTTCCATCAACTGAAACGTCAGATGACGCGGTGCTAACTGACATCATACACGGTGTATCGTCTGACATTATCCGGCTAATTGAGCGCATCCCCATGCCCTATGTCGCTACAAAAACATTTGACTACTGCGAAGAAAGCATCTGGAATGCCCGCACGCTGTATGTGGATGACGACCTGCTGGCAGTGACCACACTCACCAACGCAGGCAGCGCGATTAGTTCGTCTTCTTATGTGCTGCGCCCTGCCAACCAGTTACCCGCGTATCAGGTGCGCCTCAAGCAATCGGCTACTGTATGGACGTACAGCAGCGATGTTGTTGACGCGGTGAGCATCGCAGGGACGTGGGGGTATGTGCCGCACTATGGGCGCGAGTGGTTAGATAGCGGTATTGATGTACCCGCCGGAGGGATTACCTCAAACGCAACCACCGTCACGGTCAGTGATAGCAGCGGGTTCGATACGCTCGGATACATTCGCATCAACAGCGAAATCATGCAAATCACCGCCAACGATACCGACACAAACGAATTGACCATCACACGCGGTGAACTTGGCACAACCGCCGCAGGGCACAGTGAAGGCGACGCTATTGAAACCTACGTGCAGCTGCCGGACCTTGTGCACGACGTGAGTAAAATTGTCGGTTATCTCTACAAAACGCTGCATGACATCGGCGGGCAAGTGCAAGTCTTTGCAGGCGATACCGTTGCTGTGGAGCGTCTTGACCCGTCAATCGTGCGCCATCTAAAAGACAAGTACCGCCGGAATCGTCCGTTCATCGTATGACTACGCAAACGGATATTCTAAACCGCTTCCACACGATTAACACGAATGTACTCACCACAGTCACGAGCTATCGGTATTTTGTGCCGGAGTTGTTCGCCAACACCGGGCAACAACCGTGGATTGTGCCATATGTGCGATCACGCAATCTCAACAACCGCACGTCTGGCGCGGGTGGTCGCTTCACCACGTACACCGTCGAGCAGTTCTGTGCGGTGGGTGCCGTTATGAAGGGCTTGCCAAGTCAGACCACCGGAGAGCTAACTGAATCCATCATGGAAGACGTGGAGGTGGCTTACGCAGGGCGATTGAACCTTGACTACGACGGCAACCGCCTTGTGCATCAGGCGATATTTAATGGTGCATCGGTTCCGCGTGTCGATCCACAGCGCGGGTTAACAATCATTATTTTTTCACACACAGTAACTACGTTCGCATCGCGGACAATAGGAGGATAAGTATGGCTAAAGGTATGTTAGCCGGATTTTACAACATTCAAATCGCCTTCCGTGATTCGAATGGGTACCCCATGGGGCAGGAAACAGACCCCGACAACGTGAGCGCAGGCACGATCACCAGTGTGTATCGTATGCCAAACTCAGTAGACTTAACACCCCCTGCGCCATCGAGTGTTATTGCTACCAACTTCGGCGGGCAGCGCATTCGCGGTCAGGTATACCTCGGTGTGGGGGACCTTGGCACGGGCACGATGACGGTATCCGAGTTTGATGAAACATTCCACGCCTATGTGACGGGTTCGTCAGTGGATACCACCACCGCTAGCGGTATTTCTCAGACCGTGGACAACACCACAACAAATAGTTTGCCGCGCTTTGTAATGTTGGCAGATGTACTCTTTGATAACAGTGTGAGCGGAGCAACGGAATCACTCACGTTCGTTTTTCCCAATGTACAGTTCCGCCCGCAGCCTACCACACTCACACAGGATGGCGGTGTTAACCCCACACCAATGACGTATGAAATTATTCCGTCATTGTCCAGCAATACAGGCTATGGATTGACACTCGCAAACACATCACTGAACGCCACCAATAATCAGGCACTCTATGTGATGCTTCGTGGGTCGAACGCCTACACCCTGACCACATTCGTTGACGATGGCGCAGACACCGACATTACCATGGGCTTCCTGCCGACGAGTTCGGTGGTGGATGGCTCCATTAACATCTTTAGTAGCAACGGCGCAGATGATGCTGCGGACGTGAGCGCACTCAGCACGAGCACGGGTGAAGCAACCGTTGTTAGTGGCACATCCGGTGATATTCGCGTGTTTGCCTATCAAACGCAGTTTGCGGATATTCCGTAATGGACCGCCGAATTAAGCAGGGCGCGGGGCGTCCTGAGTTAGACGTATTCGGAAGCCGCTATACTCATGCGGCTTCTTTGTTTCACATCGGTGACGGGTATCACGTTGCCATCCCGTCGTTTGCCAACCGTAACGACGTGGCGCACGCCGTGCACGAGATTCGCGCATGGATAGACAGCCAGATTGAAGACGAGGAGCCGGACATTGAATCCAGCATTGAAGACGATAGCGACGACACACACAGCATTTGACGGTCAAGTGACGTTCTACATGCTGCCGTATATCCCGTTGGCGTATAACGAAACGCTCCGGCAGTTGTCTAATGCGGATTTTGTTGAGGTGCGCGACGGGCGCTACTGGGGGAGCACGAACATCATGGACTACTCGCGGTGCGCTGCGTGTACGATTGATGTGGAATTTGCCGACACGCTCAACGAAGATGCTCGCACGTTTCAGCTGTTCTGGTGCAACCGCACACGGAATGCAAGTGAGAACTGGCAATTTGCGTGCGCTGCCCTGAGTGCGAACGCGCTGGTGGAATGGATTAACGCCTATGACGCCACGCGGGGCGGTACGGCAAGTGAAGATGAGCAGGACACGGGCGAAACCGACCCAAAAGAAGGCAGCAGTACTTCATAGCCGCACGGGAGTACTATAAGCCGCTCATCAAAGCGGAAAAACGCGCCGAGTTCCGCGCTAAGCATGACACCGCCGAAATGCAAATCGAATACCATGCCTTTACCTATTCCCGTGATGACATTGAACGCGGTCTTATTGTAAAGGCGCACACAGGACAAATGCCATTGAACCCGCGCAAGTATGATGCCAACTCACATGACGAGGTGGATTGGGCATGGCTCCGTGATGTGAGTGCGTACAAGCAGCAAATGCGGTTTTTTGCCGACGAAGATAAACGCAATGCGATGTTAGGATAACATGGTTAGCCCGAACAACAGCGACATCATTGAACTTGGCGTGGCGTTTCGCACCGAGGGAGATGGCGCAAAAACCATTCGTAACCTCAAAAAAGAATATCAATCGCTAGAAGGGGCTGTTAAACGCGCCAACCGCGCAACCGATGCCGAGGCGAAGGCGGTTAATGATGTTGAAAAGGCGCTCGCCAAGGTTGCCCGACAGAGCGCCTTGTCTGACCTCGCACGACAAGCGGCAAATGCGGGGGCGCAAACGGATATTCTTGAACGCGCTTTGCGGGATGTTGGCGCGAGTGAATCAGAGGTGCGTCGGGTTACGAGCGCCTATGACACACTCAGCGCGTCAATTCAAAAAGCGTCGGATGCCTCCCGCAGTGGATTTGACGCTGAGGGATTTAACACGAGTGCTCGCCGCCGTGTCGGGGCGGTTGGGGATGTAGACACCGCCGCGCAAACCCTCGGCGGTGGATTACAAGCCGCTGGATTTGAGGCAGGTGGTGGGGTAGTTCGCGCCGCTGGAGAAATTGCGGCAGTCACGGAAGGTGTTGTGCAACTTGCCGCCGCTGCGCCTGCTGCTGTTGCGGCATTAGGACCACTGGCGATAGCCATTGCGGGTATCGGTACTGCCGCAATCATCGCTGGCAAGCAGATTAATGACGTAAACAAGGCACTCGCGCAAACGATTGATAATCAATTACAGCGCAACCTCGACCGTCAAACGCTGTCCACAGAAGAAGCCGCCGCCAAGCTGGAAGCGCTACAAAATGAATTGGATGCCGTTAATCAAACGCTGTTTGAAACACAATCCGCCGCTGTCAATGCGACGCAATCCGGTAACGCCTTGCAGCGCAGTATCGCTGCTACGGCAGCCACGTTCGGCGCAAGTGCGACCAAAACCGCAGAGTTTCGCAAACAGCAAGGGAGTTTACAGCAGCAGATTGCAAGCTTAACGGCTGACCTCGAAAACGAATCATTTGCCGCCAATGACGCCGCAGATAGCACGCAAGCGGCAGCAGATGCGTTAACGGCACTCAATGAGGCGGCACAAACGCGCATTGACGGCATTAATGAGGAAGTGTCAATTAACGATGAAATACGCCGTGCCTCCCGTCAATTTAGCCAAGAGCAATTAGACGTCCGTCTGGAAGAAATAGACATCCAGAAACGCGCTGCCGCCGAACGTCTGGATGCTCTACTTAAAGAAGATCAAGCCATTCCCGCGGTGGCAGAAGCGACTGCTAACGCGGTGGATGAGTTTAACCGCTTGCGTGAAACCGAAGCGCGGCTTATTGAAGAAGTTATGCCCCTTGTGCAGCAGCGTGAACGGGAAGCCGCCGCCGCAGGACTCCTTGCTAACGCCATCGCTGCCGGGCGCGACAAAATCGAACAGGCTAGCGAGGAAATACAGCGTAGTCTTGAGCGCCGTGCCAGCGAACAACAGCGCCTCGCCGAAACCGCTGCCAACGCGGTAATCAAAGCCGAAGATGAGATTGTGCAGATTCGCGAGCGTTCGGCGCAGCGGGTAGAACAGATTCAATCCCGATTACAGGAAACACTTCGCAGTGCTGAACAAGACCGTGATACGGGGCTTGCAGACGCCGAACGTGAGGCAAGCGAAGCCCGCGCCGAAGCACAGCGTGACGCAAACACCGCGATTATCGAACTTGAGGAAGACCTCGCACGGCGCAGGCAGCGCATTGAGCGCGAGGCAACACGTTCGCTAGCACAAGCCGCCGGAGACCGCAATGCGGTTGCTGCCTTCGAAGCACGCGAGCGGCGCGACAACGAACTCGCTGACTTGCAAGAGGAAGGTGATACGCGACGCGCTGAGATTAACCGCCAGTATGCAGAACAAACCGCCGATATTCAGCGTGATTTACAACGGCAACGCGCTGAGATTAACCTTCAGTACCAGCAGCAAATACAGGATGCGCAGCGCAGTGCACAGGCGCAAATCCAGCTTGAACAGCAAAAAGCGCAGCAGGAAATCAGCATTAAACAGCGGCAGATTCAAGCGGAGTTGAACGCCCTGCAAACACTGGACAGCGCCGCGCAGCAGTTTGCGCAGAACATGATAAGCGCTGCAAACTCGCTACGTGCCGCAGGGCAGCAACGCTCCTCCATTTTCGGCAGCACGTCATCAAGTAACACATCGGCACGCATCACACGCCCGCGCACATCAAGCTCCTCCGGCAGCAGCGGCGGCAGCCTCCTAACGCGCACCCTCAGCGGTGGGCGCAATCTCCTGTCGGGCATTCTCAGCGCTGACAGCGGCGCAATCGTGGAGCGCCCCGGACTGCTGCGTGTGGCGGCAGGGGAGGCGGTTTTGCGCCCACGTCAGTTGCAGGCGATGGGCGCAGGTGGCGGCGGTGCACCGAACATCAACATGGGCGGAATTACGATTAACGGCGCGGGTATGAGCCGTTCGCAGATTAAGCGCGAAACCATGCGGGTTGTGGATAGGCGCATAGAAGAAACGTTAGACATGGCAGGGATAGAGGACTAATGCCGCAGACGTACTACGCCATCGGGACCACATTGGCAAACATGGTCAACATCGAAAGCACATACAGCATTATCCCAAACAGCTTGCAGGAGAACACCATCCCGCTGATGGCTCCAACGTTACGGCGGTTGTCCAGTGGTGCAGCGGTGCGCAATGGGAAGGTGAGCTTGCCGCTTGCGTTCTCCTACATGGAGAAAACGCTGTTCAATGCATTTGTATACGGTGTATTTGGTGATTTCATTACGGCTAGCACGCAAGTGTATATCAGTGCGATTGACGAAACGAACGCCTATTCCGCGTTTCTCGTGGAGCTTGACCGCGCCTACCCCGCACAGACCATGCAAAACGTGAATTCGACGTACTGGCAAGAGATCAGCTTTCCCGCGTTCGGCTGGACGCTGCAAAGCCAAACCGTAACCGCCAGCGAAACAATCACCACAAGTGACCGTCTGACGTATGCGGACACCAGCAGCGGTACGGTCACACTGACATTACCCGCAGCGGCGTCTGTGACTGCGAATACGGTGTACAGCTTCCAGAAAACGAGTGCGTCAAACACGCTCACGATTGATGGCGACAGCAGCGAGACGATTGATGGGCAAACAACGCAAGACTTGACCGCACTCAATGCGCGGTTCGACATTGTAAGCGATGGCGTGGATTCATGGAGTAGTGTGACAGCATGACAGGTGAAGTTTATTACGCGGAAATTCGTGAAGATCGAACGGGGTATCAGGAAGTTTTTGTTGGTGTGTTTTCCTCTACCTCAAAAGCGATAGAGGCTGTGCAAAAAACACTTGAGGCGGATTACGCGAACGATATTTCCATTGATCCACCAACCGCTATGGGGGACAGTGTGATAATCGAAACCAGCAAATGCGTCTTCGGTCAAGTATATGCATTCAAGATAGACGAAGTAGTGAGCCATAATGCCTAGCATTTCCGCTAACGCGACCACGTTTCGCGCCGGAAACTACACCTACACCGGATACCTGTCCAGCGCAAAGCAAACGGTGGTCTTTGCGCGCGCCGTGAATCAAGGCACCATTGGGTATCCGGTCCAAGAGTTGACCTACGATGACCCCGATGGCGGCGTGGGTGCATTTTCAGATGTGCGTGAGGGGATGACCATTCGGTTCTTCGATGGCAACTCAACGCGATTGAAGGGCGTGGCACGGGTGGCAGTAGGTGGGGCAGACGCCACCACAATCCAGATCAATGAATCATCACTCGGGAATCTGCGCGTTGCCAACAATGACCGATTCGACGTGGTTGATGAGTACCGCATTTGGGACACGCTGGTTAGCAATGACGGGAACTTCAACAAAGACAGTCGCGAGGCATACACAGACCAGACCGACAACTATGCTCCCGTAGCCATCGGCGGCGGTCCATGGGTGGGGTTTGTGGACACGGGCGAAACCTTTGCAACCGTCACGTTCGATGGCACCGACAGCTACACGGTTGACCCCGATAGCGTCGGCACGGTCACGTATTCGTGGGATGTTGGCGATGGCACGATAACCGTGGGTACATCGAACAGCAGCAGCATAACCGCAACATTTCCCGCCGGAGAACGCCACGTCTTACTGACTGTCACTGACAGCAGCAACAGTGAAACGAGCACCATTCCTATTTACGTGCGCGTCCACGACAGCAGCGATGCACCATTGCCTGTCATTGTGGAGAGCCTAACAGGCAATGCGGCGGCGGGGTGGTCATGTGAGTTCCGTATACCGGACACAACCGCAAGCGACATCGCCACGCTGCCGGATGGCGCACCAATTTACTATTTTGAGCGCGAGAATTACAACGGCACCATAGAATCGTTTGGTTCCAACGCGCCGACGGATGACCGGAGTCACATGAAATTCGTCGGCTATCTGGACAGTGAAACACTCGAATATGACGCTGAAACCAACGAGGTGCGCTTTATTGCCGTGTCGCCACTGCGCATCCTCGAAAAAACGGGCGCACTACCACAAATCCTTGTGCGGGAAAGTTCGCCGAGCACATGGCAGGAGGCGAAAGCGCTAACCGTTGCAGTCATGTTCTGGTACTTATGGCGCTATGGTGCATCCTTGGCGCACGATGTGCTTTACCTTGATGCCCGTGAGTTTGCGCAGACACGGCTCACCGTGCAGGATGATTCCAGTATTGCAGGGCAGTTGCGCGATATTGCCAACAGTCTCAATATGACGATTGAATGCGACCGTCTCGGTAGGATTTACGCCGTGCGCGATGCAGATTATTTAAGCGATTCGGACAGAAACGCACGCACGACAACATACAACTTCACAACGTATGACATCATCAATATATCCATCCCCCGCCAGCATTATCGTGCAGTCAAGGCAGTGCGCGGTGAGGGAGTGAGCGCTGCTGAGGCGGCGAGTGGGGTATTCGGGTTATTCAGTGATGGACCCGGACCTGCACCCGCTTCGGGGGCACAGCGGGAAACGCTAGCACGTCAGGTGTGCCTTGAGTCCAACTCGCAAACGGACCTGAACAATCGTACAGGCTATCACTTTGCGAAGGTCAATAGCTTGTATCGCAACAGCGATGATGCTACGTACATTGTTCCGCGTGGTGTGCAGATGACGCTGCCGGACGGGTATGACGTGTTTGATCCCGCGTATCGCGAATACGTGACGATTACACTCAGTGATGGCGCTCGCGGTCAAGAGTTTACGACAGATGACCGCTGGACCATTCAGAGTGTCAATATTGTCTATGACCTTGACCTGGGCACAAAGGATATTACGCTCACGCTGGACCACGAAACCAAAACAAGCTCCGGCACGACAGTCACACGCGTCACACAGGAAGAATTAGGCATCCCGCCGTTTACACCAACGTCGTTAGACCTGCAACCGTTTGAGCCTGTGGTATTCGCGCCATCGGACCAGCTTTTTGTCACGCGCTACAATGGCACCATGGCAATTTTTGCTGAAACGAGCGTCGTGTATGTCACGAGGAACTTTAGAGACACGTCACCGACGTGGACGCCAACAAACATTAGTGGGTTAGTTGGTAATGTTTCTTCATTTGCTCTGGATGGCACGGCGCTAGACGCGGGGTGGATTGCAACCGCCTCGGGTGTCTATTACGTGTCGGACATCTTCGGCACACCGACAGCGACACTGCAATTTAGCTACGGCGTGGGAGGAGGGCGACCTAACATACGCGCCAATATTGCGGATACACAGACCGTCACCGTTGCACTCAACTACAATAATGCCCCCACACGTAAAGGCGTGTGGACGTCCACAAGTACCGATGGCGGCTCCACATGGAGCACCATTCAGCAGGTCACATCCGGTGCCAACACATCCGGTGGCGGACTGCTGCCGGGGTTGGAGATTTCACCCAAGAATGCGGCAATTCAATACCTCACAGGTGCGACCAATGTGAGCGGGCTGCCGAATATTGACCTCTACCGCAGCACCGACACGGGCGCGACGTGGAGCAGCTTGGGTAGTATTGGCAGCGATGAAGCGCCGATGATTCACAGTCTGTATGACGCAGACGGTGAGGTGTATTGGTATGCCGTTGCCGACAACCTGACGCCCGGGCAAGCGGTTTACCGGAGTGATACAGGCTCCACGAACTACGTATCAGGATTAACCGACGGCACAAACACGTATGTACCATTCACCAACAATTCGTTTTACGCTGCGCCCAACAACCGCAGTCGTATTGCAATGGCTGCTGCTGCTGCTACATCTAGTTTCATTGCCAACCGCCGCATGTTCGTTAGCGAGGACGAAGGGTTGACATGGGTGGAATCACCGAATCCCGATGCCGTCCGGTTCAACCGCTGCTACACCGACGGTGAAACCGTGTATGCCTTTACAACCAGGGGGCGGGTGTTTGTGGAGTCGTTTAACAATATGCTGGCGGGTAGGCAAATGACAGAAAAGACTGGTGATTTCAGTGTGCAGGTTGGGTTTGGCGACCTGCAAGGCATTATCGGAGGCGGCGACTGATGACAATTGAGCGGAATGCACGACGCCTGCGCAACATGGCGCGGTTCAAAGAGAAGGATTACGTCACTGGGCGCATCAACTCCAGTGAAACCCGCGTGTATGTCAACGACTCCGAGCAGGACGGTCTGATTTGGGTCAATGACGGTATTTCGGAAAAGGCAGTCATCAACATTGGCTATCAATATCAGGCAGGTATTGATGTGGTTGTGGCATACGACCCAAAAAAGCGCGTGGAGTATATTGCGCGTCCTGATTTTAGCGCGGCGCTGGACAAGGTGGGCGCTGCACTAGCAGCCTTTAGCCGGAGTGATGCGCCTGCGGAGCTTGTCACGGAGCCTGTCATCACGAATCGCATTCGATTACTGCGTGTCGTGCCGGAGTCAAGCGGGTTTGTCGTGCGGGTAAGTGCAGGCGTCTATACCTATAACAGCACAAAAAGCGCATTTGCCGGAGGCACGACAGATTTAGCCACCGTTCACGGCACAATGACTGCTAATAAAGCGGCGATGATTGTGATTGGGTTTAATCCATCCACGCAGGCGTTTGAAACTGTGCTTGGAACGGAAGTGGATGAAACATTGCAGGTCACACTCACGCGCAATGATGCGCTGGGGGTGACACTTTCGGCAGGGTTCTTCCCGATATGGGCATATAACATCACTGCTGATGAAACAGCGCTCTCCAATATTCGCAGCGAGTATGTTTACGACCTGCGCGAGTTCTTGAGCTTCGTTGACCTGAGTGCGTTTGCTACCGCGCTGCCGGGGTTGTCCGACGTGGACGACGACCTCGACACAGGCATCAGTGAAGGTGATGTCATGTACTATGACGATGCCACCGACGATGAGTGGAAGCGCACGCCACTACTCGACAGCAATCAGCGAGTTGCACATGAGTACGGCGGTCTTGAAGCGGACGTGAGCGCTTACGACGGATACCCACTTATCGAAGGCGGAAGCACTGTTGAAGTCAAGGTGAATCGCAGCGCAACCACCGCGCCAACCGCCAACGATGACAGCGGCGACGGGTACAGTGTCAGCTCACAGTGGTTTGACACCACAAATGATAAGGTATACCTGTGCGTGGACGCCACGAGCACGTCAGCAGTATGGATAGAAGTCGGCGCAGGCGGTGACGCGCTGCCCGTGGCAGACACCACCGCCATCGTCAAAGGCAGCGTGGATGACACAAAGCAGCTACGCTTTGAGGTGGACGGGTTCACAACCAGCACCACCCGTGTTGCCACCATGCCGGATTCGGATTTAACACTCGTTGGCACGAGCACAACGCAGACGCTCACGAACAAAACACTCACCACGCCAACGATAGGTGATTTTACAAACGCCACACATGACCACGAAAGCAGTGCAGGCGGCGGCACACTCGACGCGGCGGCGATTGCGTCGGGGGAGTTCGGCACATCTCGCATTGCAGACAGCGCAATCACAACCGCCAAGATTAACAACGGGGCGGTGACAGAAGATAAAATTGACAGCACCGTAGACCTGCAAGCGGTTTACGACAACGGCAACAATATTGACATCACGAACAGCGCGAATCCTGTGCAGATTGAGAGCAGCACGGGCGACAACGGTGACGCCGTGCTGGAAGTCCTCAACAATGCGTCATCTGCCGCGCTCTCAATCACGGGCGCTGGTTCCATCACGGCAACGGAAGTCATCATTAACGCCAGTGGCGCAGATGGCATCTTTCTAAGCCGCGATGACAACACGGGCGTTAACACCCTCGTCTACAAAGGCACAAAAAAGTTTGTGCGTGGACAATTTGTGTTTAGCGCGGCGCGGGGGTCCTCAGGTAGTGAATCGCAGCTTTTAGCGGATGACTGGATTACCACCAATTCCGGGCGGGCGTGGGATGGCACATCAGATTACGCAAACGTGAGCAATGACATTATTCTTGCCGCCGCAGCGCACACAGGCAGCAGTATGCCGACGTTCAGGCGTGTTGAGTTGGTGCCAGATGGCAGCACGGCACTGACATCGGACTTTGAGTTCCAGCCCGGAAGCGCTAGCGACAACCCGTTCTTCTCGGGTCGCACCAACGGGCAAATTGACATTGGTGCAGATGGCACACGCATTGATACTGTGTACACAGTAAACGCAGTGGATGTGTCATCCGACACGCGCAAAAAGCGCAACATCACAACGATACCCCCGCAGGTTGCATACAACATTCTGCGACGCATTGAAGGCATTCGTTACCAATGGAAAGACCGTACCGTACTTGACAAGGAGGGGGGTGAAGTTGTCGTCGTTGATGATAACCCCCGATTGGGTCTAAGTGCGCAGAGCCTTATTACTGCGTGCGAAGCGGTGGTGCCACGCGGTGAAGGTGAGGATTACACAGCCATTCAATATGGGTTGGTTCGCAATAATGGCAGTGTGAAGCCTGATGGTAGTGGCGGGCTATCCATTGCCTATTCATCGCTGTGGGGCTTACAGGTGCAAGCGAATGAATATGTTGAGACAGTTGTTCGCTCGCTTGAAAGCCGCATAGCAACACTAGAAGCACAAATGAGCAGCTTGTTGCCATAGCACAACAGTCGGCGAGGCGATATACTCCCGCCACGAACAGCCTTTGCGGGCTGTGTGGGGCGGTTTGTCCTCGCCGACTTCCGTCCCATGCAGCCCTCACGGGCTGTTTTTATTTCACTCAAAGTCGGCGAGGACTTACAACCAATGTTAGGTGAACGTATGATCTGGACAGGACGCGCTCCTGCCAACTTGACGCGCAGCAAGCGCACAATCAAAACTATATTTTTTCTATCAGACGCCTTTACGGCACTACTGGTCATTCTCATGGCGTGGTCAACGTGGAACGAAGATTCTGCGGTTGTTGGCTACTTCATGGACACTGTGCAAGCGCCTCATATTTACGTGCGTGCGTATGCGCTAATTCAATTGGCACTCGGTGTCAGTAATTTAATCACACTGTATTTCTCCCAAGAGCGCAGTGCAATGGCATCCATCTTATTTGCGCTGCCGATTCCGCTGCACATCGCCATGACAATACTTTTTAATGTTGCACGCGGGTCATGGGTTGCTCTCGCAATCTATTCGTGGGGTTTTTCGTTGATGTACTTGATGATTCAACTTCGTGAACCCTATGACCGTGTGATTAGGTAGGTGATGATGTGCTCTTTTTACTACTGCAAGCCCCCACCGCAGCACCAAGTATCGGGCAACAAATTGCGGCATTCGTTGTTGTCATTGCCACGATTATAGCCACCATTTTACAGCAGAGGATAGCCAACAGTGATCTATGGAGCGACGCGCAAGCGGAGACAGATAAACCAACGTCAGCAAGCACACTCGCCATCGAAGCAAGTGCTCGCGCAATGAGCTTGGCTGAAAAAGCGCATGACCGCGCAGACAAGGCGCAAATGGAAATCGAGCAACTTAGAAAAGCACTCCAAGAACTACGCGACGAATACGAAAAACGCATTGCAGAACTTGAGAAACTGCGTGAAGAGGAGCGCGAGACATGGAGCGCTGAACGCTCTTCGCTATTACAGAAGATAGCGGAACTTGAATCCGAGATTAGCCGCTTGCGGCTTGAGCTTTACAAACGAGAAAACGAAATTAACCGAGGGACACAAGATGATGATTGATACATTACCCGTTCAATTCTGGTATGCCATTATCGCCGTGATCGGCGTGGTGTCGATTTTGTTCTCTATGCTTCCGATTACGCGCATCATTGCAGAGCGTGCACGGAAAGACTTTGAGCAGCGGATTGCAGAGCGTGCACCAGAGCGTGTCATGGCGTGGTATCGCGTGGCGGCTGGTATTGGTATTCGCGCAGTAGAGCAAATGAAATCAAGTGGGCAGTTTGAGGAGTTGGTGAGCCTGAGTAAACAGGAGTTCAACAAAGCGCTGAAAGCTCGCGCTGTTGAAACCGCCTCACGGTTTTTAAAGTCTCTTGGCTGGAAAAACGTAAACGATGCACTCATTGCCGATGTGATAGAGTGGTTGATTGATGAGGAAAAGCGCAGCACATCACCGCCCGTTGTGCTGCCGCCGCACACGCCAACAGAGGATAACCCAGCCATGACCTTCAAACGCAGCACTGTCACCGGTGCCGAACGCGCCGCCGCGAACGATATGACGGATGCCATATTCCCGAAGCAGAGCACGCCCGATGCCACTGACGCTTAAGGTCGCTGTCGTGGCTTACGCTGTGCTGTGTGCGGCGCTGCTCGTGCAGAGCTATCGCGCCGCGTGCCGTTGCGATGAGTGCGAGGATTAGGAATGCCATTCCTTGCGTTCGCAGTGTTCCCCGCCGCCGCTTGTCTAGGTGTCATCCTTGTGGCGAGTATAGACTACGCACTGCGCCCGCGCGGGATCGCTCGTCCGGTGGACGTGCGCCATGCAATTTTGCACGAGCGCACGTTATCGCGGGTGTCGGCGCGGTAGGGGAGTCGATAGCGCAGAAAACGTTTTACATGCTATGCCGCTGCCTCACAGAACGAACACGCGGCAGTTTCTTCTAATCCTTCGAAAGGCTCAAACATCCTACCAGCCCAGCGCGCTTCCATCTCCTGCCGGAATTGCTCAAGTGTGATGTAGTGTTTCACACCGTCGCGCACTTCTCGCAGGATAGCGTTATCCTTTTGGAAGGTTTCGCGCCACAGCCTTTCATGGCGTTCACTCCACAGGTACGCATCACGGCGGTGATATAGCGTTCTCGCATGGTGCGCTTTGCCGCCCTTTCGGCACGGCGTGCAGTTGTTGTGCTCTAAGTCCATCTGGTAGGCAGTTGGCACAAACTCCGCAATGCGCTCAAACTCTCCGCGCACAAAATCCTTATCACTGTAGCGGTTATCGTCGATCAATGGATAACTAACCTCATACCCGCTTTGCTTCCAGCGCTTTGTAACGGACAGCGTGCGGTCTATCTCATCTGCTGTCATAGCAACGCCTATCGTTGCGCTTCCAGCAGGGTATTGAGTGCGGATGTACTCACCAATCGGTTTGCGCTTCAGGTTGCTAGAACATGGGTCAAACATCGTATTCGACATAAAGCGTGTCATGAAATCGACGTGCCATGTGCTATACAGCGGCTCATCAACGGCTTGTGCAACCAAGCTGCCATCTGTGCTGGCATTGATTCGCTCTAGTAACCAGCGTAGCATTTGCGGTTCCAAGTTGCCTGCGTAGGCGTCATCTACTGCGCGTTTGGTGTAGTGCAGGCGTTCGCTGTGCGCAGAGAGGCGCGTAACCGTTTTGCCTGATACGCGCTCAAACGCATCAATCACAGGTTTGATGTATGGTTCGTCATCAATGAGCGCCGCATTAATCACGTCCACGTTGTCGAATCCATATTGTTCTATTGCCAGTAGTGCGCCCAAGAATGAGGTTGCGCCCCCTCCGAAGCTAAAAACATACTTACTCATTAGATTCTCGCATATTCGCTATTCCTCTCTTACGGTTTACGTCGCCAGGCGGGGTATAAAAACCAGTCGTCTGACTTCATTTGCTGGCGCGGTTCAAACTTGATGCGATCCATCAAATTAAATTGCAGGTTCGCCGCCGGAATCGAATATGCTGAATCGGTGGACATGCTTGGCATGTTCCAGATATACACATGGCAAATTATAACAGGGAAGTCGCCTGACTTGTCCTGCACTTGCCACAACCCCTTGCGCACACGCACAAGCCTAAATCCCTCTGCGCGTATAAGGCGTGACAACCTCAACGCAGCGATTAGCCCAGCGATGAAATCCCGCCCATACTGCGGCGGGTGGTCTTTCAGTGTTTTGGTTAAGTTGTCCATTTTTATTCCCACCCCTTCACTAGTTTTCGAATCGTCTCAATCGACGCACGGTGCGCCATTGTTCGTGTAGTAGGTCGCGTGTAGTCAGGTCTAGACCAATGAACAAAAATGCATTAAAAATGCTGGCGGATGCACCAAAGTAAGCAACACTCAAGTTAGCCGCAACAATAGCAACGAGGTATAACGAAACTAAAATCATTTATGATGATCTCCATAGTGTGAATTGTACTGGTAAAAGTTGCGGTGATGACCACCAGTGAATTTCTCGCGTAATGCGTGACGGGTCGATAGCATACCCTGAGCCGTCGAAGCTATCGCAACCGATGGCGTGACTATGATTGATGCGGGAGCGGCTATTCACGCGACCATTGTGCACATGCAATCCTCTGCGTTTCGCTTCTTTTACGATATTGGCAACGTATGGCGTGTATTTAAAATCTGTGCTGCCGCCTATAAAAATTGCGTCTGTGAATTCGTATGGTACGTGGTGATTATTCATTCCGTTTTGCAGTACGAACGCGACAGGCAATCGAAATGATTTAATAACAGGTTGCCAGAGCCAAAAATAAGCAAGTGTGTTAGATGCGTCCTGTATTGCATCAGGCGCAACAACAAATGCGCAATTAGGCACAAATTGCCATGACTGCAAGCAATCCATAAATGAACGAGGCTTGAACTCAGTGAACGCGCCATTGTCCATAATCCACGACGCGCCAACCCCAGCCGCGTGTGCAGTATTCTGCCTGCTATGCGGCGTGGTAATCAAACCGCAGTGCTTACGATAGGATTCGACACCCACCTTGCTCATGGCAGTTTTGGGCGATGTGCCTATAAAATTACGCATCTTCCAGAACTCCTATTCTCTAGACTTACCATTTAATCGCACCACGAAGGGCGCTAAAAGCTCACTACAAATTACAAGTGATAATGGTGATTATCACTGACTAACTACGGTTCTTTACGTAGCTTGGCGGTGTAGCCAAGCTCTGAGTAGGTCATTGCGGGTCACTCTGCGCTAATTCCAAATACGCCACGCCCGCGCAAGTTTTTCAACCCTGCGCGAACATGGGGCTAGCGTCATTTACACTCACTCCATTATACCACGCGCACTCGCGCGAACGGCGCACGCTTCTATAATGAAGTGTGCTGCTAGACTATGCGTTGTCAATCGTTTCAAACATCGGCATCAGTTCATCCTCACGAGCGCGATAGTGCCCGACAGCAAACCATAGCCACCCTACTCGCCACCCTATCTTGCTGGTATACACCCAGGGCTTCCCCTGGAACGGTTTTGACACTTCGAACGTTAATAACATTATGCTGCCTCCATCTTCTCTCGTGCTAATCTCATCTCCCGCGCCCGCTGCCATGCCTCCAGCGCAGCGCGTTGCTTCGTCTCCCGTTCGCGCCAGTGGTCCACCTGCTCCACCAGCGCCTCAATGTCCTGTGCACTCCACCCGTGCAGGGTCACGCCACGGGTTGCCATGTGCCGCAGGAATGCGCGGTACACTTGCCGAGGCGGGATGTGCACGGGCGGGGTGTCGTCCCGCCATGCGTCGCGTCGTCGTCGTGTGTCGTGGTTCATTTCAACCAACCAATTTTCCTTCCTTGCCTGCGCAAGTGTGGCGTGCGTATCGATACAATCACGTTTTCAACTTCCTGCACACTTGTGCAGGCACTTAATAGCCAGAGAGTATGGGTGAAATTGCTGTCAATATATACTTGGCGCTTCATGTACCACGTCCATATTTCGCCATTGATGCTTAATAGCAGGTCACCGAAACATTTTACCCCGATTGTTGTCGGTAGCTTGAAAGACATGGGCTGAAACTATAAATACCTTCGGTATATAAGCATAAATTTCCCGTTTACGCTGAAAATACCTTCGTGGAATTTGTGGTACACGAAGGTATTTTAACCAGACGAAAAATTCGATTTCTGAACACGTTTACTGGTTTTGTTTTTGCGTTTTCACTCGCTCAGAAAATGTCATAACAGTCCAAACGCACCTAATCGGTAACAACAATCGGGGTAAAATGTTCCAGCGACCTGAATAGCATTGCCTGTGCTTCTGGCTGACCCGCCCGCGCACGAATTAGTACTGCGTTGATTCGCACGTACATTTCGTCATCCATCACTTCACCTCCTGTACTTTCATCGCCACTTTGTGATGCTCTGTGCCGCTGTGCGTTTTGCCGCACATGCAGCAATCGGTGTTCCAGCAGGTGAGAATCAAGAACCCACCCACTGGCTTAAATTCGCCATCAATCTTGCGCTCAATGGCTTGTATCTGCCAATCAAGCGCCTGCTCACATGACGCGCAGTAAATTGTCATGCCATCACCTCGCCGCGAATGCTGAGGTAATCGGTGTGCTCGGCGTTCGCCAGCAGCGCGTTTAACTTCGCGCATGGATCGACTTGCCATTCGGTGCCGTCGATGAGGTCCATTTCTGGACACTCGTTATAGGCGCGGTCAAGATAGGTGTTGAGTGCGTCGAGTAGGTCGTAAGGCATTACGCCACCGCCATTTCCACCACGCGATTCACGCGGGTAATCACGGGGTTTTGGGCGTCCCAGTATGCCTGATACGCTGATTCACTCAGCGTGTAATTCAGCACACCAAACCGCGAATCATCGTAAGTGATTGTGAGCCAGCGCTCATCAAACGAATCCTCATCTATCTCTGTGACTGTGCCTTCCAGCGCAACATGTGACTCGTTGCGGCTGTCGCGGCGGTAAAACGTCACCCTGTCCGATACCTCTACGCCTAATGTGACTGGAACTTCGATTTCACTTAATGTATACTTTTGCATGTCAATCTCCTTTAAGACTTGGTTGACCGTGCCCCGGCTAGTGGCTGCTAGCGTGGGGCTTTATTGTTTGTGGTTGACTACTTTACCTTTAGCGCATATCTGATAAGGCTTTTCCTTACACTGTTTTTCACTAAGCGATTTTCAATTGCATCCTGCGCAATATCAATTAGTTTAGACTTACCTATCATGAGGTTAGACTTCATGGTTGAAATTGCCCAAGCGATTAATTCGTCTTCAGCGGCTATCATTGCCTGAATTTCTTTTAGCGAGGAAGGGGCTAAATCTGCGATCTCTTCCCATTCCTCGATGCGATCTTCATCAAGCAAGTAATCAAACTTCTGGATGTACTGGATATATCTCTCGTTGGCAGCATTAAGGTTGATTTTGGCATGTACGTAATTTTTCTTAACTGTGTTCATGTGCTTGACTCCGTGTGTTTGTCTCTCTAACTTGCTTATAGTTTAATTTGTCCTATGACAAAAGTCAAGCACAATTTACAACCTATTTACTTTTCAGGTTGTCTAGACTGCTCTGCTTGCCGCGGAAACCGCCACGGCTATCCACGGTAGCATCCACGTCTTTAACACCGTGCTTCTCACAGTACAGCGCCACAGCCTCGCGCAATGCCGCTGCTTTACTGCTCTCGCCTGCGTTTGCCATCGCTTCAAGGAATTGATTGAACATGGTCGGTGTAACGTTCGTGTTTAGCTGTTTTGTTGCCTTCTCAAACTCGCTCATATCGTTCTCCGGTAGGTCATGAATAGTTATTTCAATCCTACCATTCGCGCCCCAACGCGGCGATGTGACCGGATATGATGCCATCTTTGCGTTTAACATCCGTGCGTTCTTGTCGTTCATTCGTACTCCCCTATTCGATTTTGTTCGTAATACCACGCCCAGCGGGACGCGCTGCGCCAGCGGTACATCCCGCGCTCTTGCATGTGCTGCTTGAGTTCACGCAGGTCATTCTCAAACTGCATAATATCGCTAATGGATGCGCCGGAGTTGCCGTGTATCAGGTTGTCTAACTCTGCGTTCCATTCCTGCCATGCGTCTACGAGTTCATCCATGTCCATGTCATCAAAGTTCATTGGCTCACCTGTCCTCCTAAAACGGTATATCGTTCAACTCATCACGATAGCGCGTATCGAACCGCAACCGCACACGGTGCAGGCGTTGCCGGAACCAGTCGCGCACTCTCAGCTTGACCGCTGCCACGCGGTACACAAACCCATTCGCGGCGGCATATTCGCCGTACTGCCAGATCGTGCACTCCGGACATGCGCCGGAACGCAAGAACCATGAGCGCTCATAGCAGTACGGGCAGTGACCGGATGCCAGAATCTCATTGTTGATACGCCGTGAGATTTCGCGCTTTTCAGCATCGGTGTCCGTGCGCAAGGTGTAGCCGTGGTATTTGTCCATCATGCTGCCTCCTGTTCACGCCACAGCGCATACAAATCCCGCACATCCTGCGGCACATGGAAGCGAATCACCCACACGCCGGGGTTATCCTCCCAGCGTGTGCCGCGCTTCGTGTTGATGCTGCGCCATAATGCCTCGTATGCCTCCACGTTAGCGACACCCTCAGCAATCGCGCCCACGTCGTCTATGTCCTGTACAGGCTCTTTGTGCAGGTGGTCAATCACGATTCGCGCCTGTAGTGCGCCACGACTGGCAAGCCATTTGTTCGCCTCAGCCGCAGTCGGGTAAGCGTCTCCCGTACCCATCACACATTGCACGAACATTACAGATTCTTTTGGTAAATCAATCATTTGAATCCCCCGACCTTCGCCGCCATCCCATAACCACCACGCGGGCTTCTGGTATTTCGGCACGGCGGCATAATCCCGCCCCACCACCCACTTGCGGCGTCCGTTGCTGAGGACCCGCAAATTGCCATCGAACACAAGGACCTCGTGCGGTTTCGCCACGCGGCGCGTTTCCGTTTTCTGTCCGGTCAAGATTTCGTGGTACTGTTTGAAGATCATTTATGCTGCCTCCTGATTTATTTGCTGTTCTTTCGTGCTGATGTGCGCCGTATTTTCGTTTTGAGCACCCATCACGGTAGGCACTACCTGTTTAACATCTCGCGCCGTGGTGGGCTTCTCCGTGCGATTAAATATAATTCTCCACGCTTGCGGGATGTCATCGCCCCGATGCCAGCGCTCCAAGAGTTTTTCGCGGGTGTACGGCAATGTAAGCACAGCCTTTCCGAAGCGGTCCCGCGAGAACACCCGCACGGCAACAACGGGGTTCGGGTCCACAGGGCGCATGGTGAGCGTGTAACTCACCTTCGCAATGCCTGTCTCGGGGTTGTGGCTGATGTGTGTGCCGCGATAGTACGTGAGGCGCGTTACCGCCGGAACGCGAACGTTTATCCATTCCATTAGTCTGTCTCCCCTTCCAGCGCTTTCACCTGCTCGTTAAACAGGATGATGAACTCGGCAAGGTCGCCGTGTGCAAAGTGCGGGTTGTGATCCTGCGCGTACAGAATCGTGATGGCAAGCATCGCCGCTTTCCCGCTGTCCGTTGGTTCGCTAGCGCACACCTGCGCCATCTGATCGTATGTGTCCTGATCGGTTGCGTATGCAATGGCGGCTGTGTTCACGCTGCACCTCGCTTCTCAAACGCCTGCAAGCGTTTGTCCATGTCGTCATAGTGCACCTTGAACGCAGTGCGCCGGAACACGTCAAGCGTTTCCAGCAGCAGCGGCGTGCGCGTCTCATAAGCGTGCTTGGCAAGCTGGTAGATGCGCTCGACCATCCAATTGCGGGCGTTAACCCGCATTCGTAGCAGCGCATTCTCCCGTTTGAGCGCGGCGATTTCCTTACGCGCCTCGGCGAGTTCTTCGGTGACGGTTTGCGGTTTGTAGGTCATGCCGCGCCCTCCTCGATGTACTCTGCTTTGCCAGAACGCAACCAATAGTGAATCCCGCCAGTGCTGTAATTCAGTTCTCGCGCTGCTTGTCGAATGCTAGGGTAGGTCACACCGCCTACCCGTATGCGTTTGCCGTTGTGCTGGCGCATGTCGTCGTCACACGTTTTGCCGCGATATAATCGCATGGTCATCGCTCGCCGTGTGATACCAATAGCCTCGACTGCCTCAGCGTGAGAGTCATATGCAATACCATTCCATGTGCAGGGTGATTTCTTATATTCCATTACGCCGCGCCCTGCCCTTCCGTCATCAGTCCACGCACATATGCGCACACGTCGGCTTTGCTGTCGTTGATGTTCTCTGCGAGTATCCGCATTGCCTCATTGGCTTCTGCCTTGTCGGTGGAGAGCATTTGCCGCTTGCACTCTGCCTCAATGTCGCGCAGCACACGGTCGATCACGCGCAGGCGGCGCAACTCTTGCGGGTTCGTGTTGTGCGTTTCTAGATTGTAGATGGTTAACCGAAGTTTGACTTTGTTCATGATTAGTCGTCCTCAACGCCTAGTAATGCTTCGAGTGATAACACACCTTGCGGCTCAATCTTGCCGCCCGTCAGTTTCTTGTAAATCGGTGGAGCTGCACGCCACTTACCGCGAAACTCATCACCGAACCGATTCTTTTGCACAGCGCACACAATGTAACCGTCATCCTCCAATTGCTTGGGTTGCCATAGCATGATGACGTGGGCGCATGTGTTTTCAATCGCACCGGATTCTTTAATTGCCTCAATTGGCGGCGGTTCGTTCTTATAGCGGAATTCGTTGATGCTAGCGCGGTTCAACTGCGCAAGTGCAACAATGGCGCACTTGTCTTCGCTTTTTTGTGCGCTGTCCTTAGCAATGGTCTTGAGTTCAACAATGATGTCATCAAACTCCAACCTCTTGTTTGTGCCGTAGAATCCGTTGCCATGCATGAGTTGCAGGTAATCTACAACAACGTAATCAGGCTTGTGCAATGCAATTTTGCGTTTGATGTAGGCAGGACTCACCCGCGTGGCATCGTCCACAATCATGTCTAATTCCGTGAATTCCTTCACTGTGTTGATGTAGCGTTGCAGCTTTTCGTTATCGCCCTTCATGATTCCCGGCGTTGTGCATTCCTTGAGTGTTAAGCCAGAAAGAATTGACAGCACACGCGGGTTAAATTCGGTATCCGTGGACATTTCCAGTGTGAAATACAACACACGCTGCTTGCGTCCGTCCGTTCGCTTCTGACGGGCAATGTTGAGCGCGGAGTTAATCCCCCACCACGTTTTACCCGTACCCGATGGCGCAGCAACCACAGTCACGTTACCGCGAGCAATGCCGCCGCCTAAGTTCTCATCTAGGCGAGGAATGCCCGTGGCAATCGTCGGGGGCGTGTCGCGCTCCAACGCCTTTAGCATTTCTGATGCCATCTCCTTTGCGGTCTTTGTCGTGTTTTCCCGCATGGAGTTGTTTAGGTCCGTGAGCATCTTCTGTGCCTCGGCTGCCACTTCCTCCTGTGACATGTCGCGGTTTGTCATCATGCCGCGAATCTGGTCAGCGGCTACTAGTCCTCGCCTGCGATAGGCATCACGCTTAATCAGCTCCGCGAACTGCTCACAGTAAATCGCCGATGGCGTGCTGTTGGTTAGCTCCGAAATGTAGAGGTCGCCGCCTACCATCTCGTAAAAACCGAGGTCTTGAAGCTCCCGCCGGAGTGTGGAGCGCTCAATAACCAGGCTTTTACCCTCAATGTTCTGCATTGCCTCAAAGACATAGCGGTGGCGCAGTAAGAAGAAATCATCGGGCGAAATGTCGATCAACTTCATGAGTTGCGAGTTGATAAGAATACCGCCCAGAACGGCGCGTTCCATTTCCTCGTCATACGGCGCGTCATACGGCGCAACAGAGTTCGGTGGTGGTGCACCGTTAGGGTCAAATTGAATCAGGTTTTTGCTGCTCATGATGCCACCGCCATTCTCGCGCGTTTAAGGCGCTTCTGTAGTTCCTTTTTGCGCTCTGCCTCGCGCTCTGCCTCTTTCGTCTCCCACTCATCAACCGTCATCTCAACAACCCTTGATACGGGGGCGGGCTTGCTGTCTTCAATGTACTGGTGAATCTTGCGCAGAATGTAGCCTGCACTTACCTTTGGCGCGGTATACCAATCTAATTTGAACGTGTCTTTGATGAACGCTAGAACGTAGTCCGGGGTAACGCGCTCGTCTTTCTCTAACTCGTCAAGGCGGTCTAAGTCTTTGCGACTAATGGTTGCCAGTGGTGAGATGCCGTTACCAATCAGGAATGCATCACGCATTGTTGCTGGCGGTTTAGGGGTCTCCGGTGTGTGTTTCTCCGATGGCGGCTTATCGCTTCCCCCCTCAGCAGCCCCTTCTAGTGACGGTTCCAGCTTCTGCTCTAATGCCGTGAGTGTCGTCTTCTGTTGCGTCATGAGCATCTTCATCTCAAAGAGCACCTTTTTCTCACCGAGTGTTTCGCACCACTGGTTAAGTTTTACTTTCACCCCTGGTGTGACGTGGCTCACAAAATTGGCGAGTAGGGACATCGGCGTGACGGCGGGCGGTGTAGTTATCTCTTTGTTATCTCTTGTTATCTCTTGAGTCTGTTCATTTTGGACAGACCCCCTGTTCATTTTGGACAGACCCCCCTGTTCATTTTGACTAGGGGTGCTTGCACTGCAATCAATCTCAGTCATCTTGGATTCATTCACAAAAAACCACTGTGTCTTCACAGCGCCTGAGTTGTCGTGGTACTCAGTCTCAACTCGAATAAGCCCAAGTTTTTCCAAGTTGTTAAATGCGCGTCTGATGGTAGAGATAGACCAGAACGGGAAAATATATTTTCTCCATGATGCCCATGTATTGCTTATAGACCATTCGTTGCCGCGCTTTTTTGCTGTGGATGTACTTGTGGTCAAGCTGTGAACTTGCTTTAGGGCGATGGATTCATTTAACCCGATGGCGGCGGCAGCGCCACGATGAACCATCACAAAGTCATTTTCGGCATTGAGGGCTTGTAGGAGGTTCATGCCAACCGCCCTTTCACGTCTTTGTCTTTCTCAACGTAGTAAAGCAGTGCGCATAACATCCGCGTTATTCTTTCATCATGCTCATTTTCCTCAAAGATGCCCCTTAGATGCTCTCTGAGGTAATCGACATTCCCCTGCTTATCCATGTAATACATAAAAGCCGGAGCGCTAAGGGTGCCTTTTCTGGAATTGCAAGTCTTGCATGATAAAGCCAGATTGATAATCTCATTGTTGCCCCCAAGATGCTTGGGTAGCCTGTGTTCAATTTGCGCCCACGATTTATCGTATTTATCGTATTTCAATGAACTATCAAGTGCTTTGTGTTGAAGCGGCTTCTTGCAATACACACACACACAACCATCTCTATCAGCTAACTTACGTATAGTTGCATATCTGTCTTCAAGACTAATCATGTTTAAACTCCGTTAAATTTCTACGCGAAATCTAACCGGAGGCTTGCGCGAGGTCTGCGTGTGCGGTATAGTAGCCACACAATAAAAAACAGAACTCACGGATTGCGCACCCGGAGAGTTTCGCATTTTTCCAACCCCGTTCGTGTTACCAGCACATGCGGGGTTTTGCGTTTACGATGGCACGATTATAACACATGCCGCCGCGATGCAAAACCCCCTGCCCTGTCGGGGTTCGCGTGCGTGTTAGTTATCTATCATGTTCGGCGTCCGGCTCATGCACTGCCCTACCGTCGAGCGCGTGGCGTGCGATGCTCATAGCTGCCTTAGTCCAATCAGCGTTATCGCGTTCGAGTTGGGTCATTACCCCTTTATGGCGTGCAATATACACCCAAACATTCCCACTGCCTTTTATCGCCTCCAGCGCCTCGCGGTAGTGACGGTTCTGTGTTTCTGCTCTCACAATGCGCTCGTCGGCAATGCGGAGCTTGTCGCGACAGGTGGCGCGTGCGTCGTCCAACGCTTCCATAAACCCGTCGCGTTCTTCCTCCAACCGCCCCATGCGCTCCTGTGCGGCTTCGATAGCAGCAATCATGCGCTCCATGTCGGTAACATGGATGTACGCAAAATCTTCGTCAATAATAGAAACTGGCATTTCTTGGCGCAGCAGTGCTGCAACGTCTTCCAGTGTGTCTGCCTCGCCGTGTGAGTCGCTAATGCGGATAGGCACGTCATTGACGCTCCGTTTCTCGCGCAGGGTGTCAAGCTCCTCCTGTGCGGCGCGAATCGCTGTCACGAGCTCGTCCAGCACATACGTGCCTTCAAGCCCAAACTTATTGGCGCGTGACTGAAGCTGGTCAATGACCTCACTCAGCGGAATAACCCGCGCCTCACGTTCGTACACCGCTTGCCACGGCTTCGTTGTCCATGGCGCTTTTGCAGGGCGGCTCGCGCTTTTCAGGACGTAATCGCCCTGCGTGCGCTCCGGTATCTGGTCGAATGCGTCAAAGTACAAAGTAAGTTCGTTCACGCTGCGTTCTCCTTTCGTAAACTCTGGCGTAGGTCTAGACATGCACGTCCGTGCATCATTAAGGATTGTGCGTCCATTCTCGACTCTACCAGCGGGATTGCGGCGTCTATAGCACGCTCCCAAGCGGCAATCGTGCGCTTTGTGGGGTGCTGCTGTGCGGTTTCGCGGCGTTTGTTGAGGTGTCGCCAGTTAATCATGTGCTTCCTCCTCCATATTCCTGATGTACGTCTCTAGTGACGCAATATGCAGGTCACGGTCTGTAATCGTGTTTAGCATGGCGTTGTACATGAGTGCCATTAAGGTTGTGGCGTCTTCGAGGCTGTAGCCGCGCTCATACATGACCTGCGCGAGTGTATCAAAGTCGTTAATCTCTAGTGCATCCCAATCGCCATATGCATTGCTGAGGAATGTATCAATGCGCTGGCGCTGCTCATTCCGCTGTTGGAGCGCCTGTTTAATTTGTTCCGGTGTCATCGCCCTACCTCCCGCACATACGTGCGCTCGCCCCACACGTCGATCTTGCGGCGGGCGCGTGGCAACTTCTTGCACACGTCACACAGCGCACGATTGCCGCTGTTCGCGGGTAGTTGTGCCGCGCAGTACGTACAATTGCGGGTACTCGCACCTGCACGTTTCTTGTCTGGTTTAGCCATCGTTACGCTGCCTTTCGCATGTCTCGCGCTGCTGCCATGATTCGCATGAGGTCTAACGGTGTGACAGATGCCTCATGCAGTGAACGCCGCTTGCCGCTGTTTTTGGCGCGGTTGTGTGCCTTACGTTTTGCTTTTGCCTTGCGGTTCAGCTTCTCGCGTTTCTTCTGTGCGCGGTGAATCTGTGCTTTAGTTGCCATAGTTCTGTGCCTCCTGTGTAATCGGTTCTGTTGGTAGCGTCGGTGTGTCGTCGCCTTGTGGCGCATACTTGCGCTCATAGCACGCCATGCAAATCCCCTCAAACAGCGTGCCGGGGAACTCCAAGTCCTGCGTGCTCAGCTTGCGGCGGCAGTGCGGATTCGCGCACCGTGTCGGGTCGTAAGATTCAATCATGCCGCTGCCCTCGTGTATCCTTCTGATTTCATGTAGTAATCCGTAATGACCGCCATTGCCGCGTCGCGTTTGTCCTGCCAGATGTCGCACAGCACGTACAGCCTCGCATGGCACATATCATCAATACGCACCTTGACTTGCAGCAAGCACAGCAGGTCATGAGCGAGGATGGCTTTTTGATACCGCCGCCATGACGCCTCTACTGCAAGTGCTGCCTGACGCTGGTGGTGCTCGTTCTTGTGCGCGTTGCGGGTTTTGTGCTCCCGTGCCTGACGTTTCCGTTTGCGTCTGCTCATGCCGCTGCCTCACTTCGCATCATTGCGTTGATCTCAGATTGCGTGAATGCGGCGTTGGTTCCTTCTACGCGCTCAATAAGTTCTAGTGTGGTGATCTGTTTAAATCCGCAAATCACGCCGCGCTCGTTGCGAACTGCCCACCACGTCATACCATCTGCCAGCTTTTCGTCTGGTGTGAACGTGATTTCTGGCAACGCGGTTTTCCTTACGGGGTCCGGCTGCCCCATGCGTCGCGCCTCGTGCCGGATGTGTGCCGCGCTCATGCAGTCGCGGCGGTCATAAATTACGAATGTTGGTTTAAGCATCTTTTCTTCTCGCGTATCTATCCACTATCGCGCCATCTGGTAACGTCCGGTAGCGCTCGTTCATGTAGCCGATCTCCACTACCCCATACGGGTCCACAGGTTTGCGCTCACGGCGGTAGTAGTCGAATCCTGCCTTGTGCCCGATTTCAATGCGTGTCTGCCGGATGCCCTGCGCGGTGTGTAGTTCCACCTCAGCGGTACGGAAGTGTTTGCCCTCCCCCGGTTTGCCTGTTTTCGCAAACCGGAGAATTTCAAACATGCACTCGCTTTCAGACTCATTGCCGCGTCGGGCAAAGTCCCCTGCTCGCAGCAGGGAACCTTGTATGTACAGGTCCAGCATATCGGGCGTTACGCTTTTCCCTCGGCGCTATCCTTCGCTCGCCCCTCGGCGGTTGCGGTGATGTGTGCCATTGCCGTATCAAAATTTAGTTCCGACATGGTGAGCCATGCGTCAACCGTTCCGAAGATGTCGTTAACGTCCTTGCCACTCATCCACTTTGTGACTTCCTCGGCGCTCATGCCGAGCTTGTCCATTGCAAAGGAGAATATTTCGCCTTCTTCGCTCTCAGTGTTGACCGCTTCAATGGTGAGCGCGTCGCCTACCACCGTGCCAAGCACTTCGATTTCAAAGCCGTTTTGCGCTTCCGTGTGAGGCTTCTTTGTCCACACATCGACCTGCCAGCCCATTTCACGGAGCATGGCAACGCCGGGTTCGTACACGTTCAGCACTTCGCCATCCTCAGTAACGAACCGGAGGGACGCGCCGGGCATGTCTGCGGCGGCACTACGTACTTTTACGAGTGTGTAAGGGCGCGGTAGAACGTCGTCATCTTCGATGATTTCACCGTCAACGGGTTCGTCATCTGGTTGGGGGGCTGCCTTCATGGCGCTGGTGCCGCTAATGCGTGTAAACGTGGCGGCGGGTTGCGGGTTGTCATCGTCGCTCACACCGTCATCGTTGATGCCTGTTTTAAGGCGGCGGTTTTTACGTGCGCCGAATTCCACATGCTTAATACGACTAGGGATTTTCGGCTCTGGTGCTTTAATTTGGGGAACCGCCTCTACCGCCATGAGATTCTGTTTGATCGCAGGCAGCAGTACATCGCGGGTGTAGTAAGGCATGACGTCTATGAAGAATAGACTCTTGGTAACAACTTGCCGCCCTGTGTGACCGCCCTCTTGACGTTCCCACCCCGGCGTGCTGATTCGTTTGTTGATGCGACCAAAGCGGAACGGGATGCCCGTCAGCTTGCCGTATAGGCTGCTAATGCCCGTGAGTCGCTTGTAAATTTCGTGGATGTCGTTCTTGCTGTGCGTCTCCACTGTGATGACGCCTTCAACGCCAATCGCTTCGCAGTAATCAAGCAGCAGGATGTTCAATCGCCCTACTGGCTTGGCCTTTTCTTTTTCCTGCAAATTTGCGGGGCGAGAAACATCTTGGTATTCATTGTGCGGGTGGTTGCGGTACTCGCGTACAACCGTTTCGCCGTCGTGCCGGACTTTTAATTCTTCGTTCTTGCCCCACCATTCGTACCACGTCGAGAATGCGTCGTGGACATTATTGGACACAAGCAGCGCATTCTCGAACTCAGATGGTGTGCCGCCGTACAGTTCGCGAAACTTTTCTTCCGCGTCTAGCGACTTATATTCTTCTGCTGAGGTGAAACGGAAGTGGTCGAGGTCTTTCCCCGGTTTATTCACTGATGTCTTTTCAGCGCCCTTGCGCAGCTTCCCGAGGATGGGTAAGCCTTCTGCAATGAGTTTCACATCTTTGGTTAACCCGATGATAGGCATGTTTTAAAACTCCCATCCGTGCTCTTCGCGGGCAATTTCGCGCAGCAGTTCAACTAACCGCTCTGCGGCTGTGGGGGCTTCGAACTCTGCCTCTGGCTTCAGTGCTGCCCCCGCATCTTGCTTGATGTATGTTTCGTAACGCTCAATAAGCGTGTCGCGCCGGACTTGCAGCATGTCCATTCTGTGCGACACATCAACCATGAGTGATTCAATCGTATTGCGCTTGTGTGCACCGTTGGCGCGTCGCCAATTGATGGTATACGGTTGCCAGCAATCGTAATTGTGGTCTGTGTCCCACTCAACCGCATCTTGAAACACGCCGCCCTCTTGCCAGTCAATGATGATGTCTACACCGGTGATTGTTTCTTCAAGCGGTTGGCTTGCTAACCACGCCTCATGCTTGGCGAGCTTTTGCGCGTTGATGCGCTCAATTTCTTTACGCTTTTCTTCTGGTAGCGACAAAAATACAGACTTCGGCTTGGGCGGTTGAACGCGGTGCAAGTTGATGTTTGAAAAACGGTAGGTGTCAATCGTGAATGTGCCATCCGTGCTTTCGCCTGGAATACACATCAGCTTCAAGAAAACGTTCATATCCTGCGCTTGACGCTGCTTGCGCTCGGCTTCCTGCTGCGCACGCTCTGCCTCAATTTTGGCGTCGTATTCACGCTCTTTACGGAGTGCTTCTGCTTGTGCGGCGCGGATTGCCGCTTGCCATTCGGGGTATTTATTGTCTTGCATGTGGTATACTCCTATTGCTTAGCTTCTTAACGTGGTTAAGTGGGCTGTTTGTAAGTTGTGTTGCGTAAAACCGATGCAGCCTTGCGACTGCCCTGCGTGATTTGCGCTGTGCCTGACTCAGTTTGGCGATTGGTGCAGGCTATGCGCGATTTGGGTAGCGTCACTCTTGTGGCGCTGCTACCCCACCTCCTATGCAGTTGCGTTCGGTGGAGCTTTACGCAACCGCCTGTAATTCTTCTTCAACAATCATTTCTTCGATGCTTACTTCAAGAGCTTTGCAAATGCGGTACAGGATTTCCAGGTTGATGTAATCCTTGTGACCTCGTTCCCAGTGCGAAATTGTTTCTTGCCGTGTGTCGGCTTTTTCCGCAAGTTCTGCTTGAGTAAAGCCCTTCTTTGTCCGCAACTCCTTCAAACGTAACTTGTACAAAACACACTCCTTTGATGTCTCTAATTATGCCACGTTATGTGCATATGCGCAAGCGATAATATTCGTAGTCTCGTATGAATTTTATTTGGTTTGGGTGTATTTTGCGAAGTGTGGGGTAAGGGCATAGCAACCTATGCCCCTGTGCTGCGTTACTTCTTCCGGCTCATGCGCTGGCGCTGCTGCTCGATCTGCAACAACCTGCGCTGAACCTCATAGTGCTTGTCCAGCTTATCATTCGTCTCGTTCAACTGCACGGCGATTAGGCAGAGCGCCCAGATTACCGCCATGCCCATACCGATTGCGAGCATCACATCGGAGATGAATAAGCCGAGGATGCCGCCTAAAATTGCGATGCCGAGTAATATGGTGAACAGTGTTTTCATGGTATGCCTCCGGTTGTGTTTCCGGCAAGCATACCGCAACGTGTGCACAATCGGCACACGTTGCATGATCTTAAACGAACACCTGAAGAATCGCGCCCAGTGCAAAGACTATGCTTAGGGCAATAATTCCTTTGAGCATTTGCGATAGCCATTCATCGTTAGTAATGCTTTGTGTGCCGCCCGGTGCAATGGCGATCTTGGTCAAGATAATCCCCGCGCTGTGAAAAATGTTAATCTCTGGTACACCCAGAGGCGTGATGTACCATCGCCACATCATCATTAGTACTAATGCTTGAGCAATGCCACCAAGCACCCCGACAACAATCATGATTAAACCTTTTTTCATACTTCCCTCCATGCAATTTTGCATAATGCCCCCACTGCCGCATTTCGCCACAATCGGCACACGTTGCATTGGGCTACCCCGCCTATGGCGGCTGAAAAGCTCATGACAGTTTCCCGTCATTTCACGGCGTTATTGCCGCTACTACCAGCGGCGGGAGTCAAACCCGCGTGAGGTCGATTCGATCTCGCTGGCATAGGTTGGGGCGCTGCGCCTCTCGACCTCACGCCCCAGCGTACATTTTTCGTCTGTACTGCATGGACGGGTAGTTTAACGCTCTCACCACCAACGCCGTTTATAGTGTACTTGTACGCCACCCGAACGTCGCACCCTCGAGGGTATAGAACGCACCTTTCAGGGGTGCGCCTGTCATTTCTCGTGTCAGGCAGTCGCCGCCTTTCGGCTGTGCGCTTCAAATAAACGGATAATCAACTAGCGCATGCCCCCCTGGCAGGTTTTGTCCCTGCAACCTCTAGCTTCGCCGCTAGATGCTCTCCAATTGAGCTACAAGGGGTATGTGCGCCCCGCTGCCGTGTCTCTAACCATCAAACTACAACCGCGTATGGGTAATGGGGTGCCTCGATAGGCTCACGAGCAGCAGAGCGTTAATTTTCGTCGCCAAACTTTTGTATAAGAATGTTAATCTGCCGTGTTACACATACGTATGAAAACGGTGCCGATATTGCACCGCGCCATTTGCGCATGTATAATCGACAGAAAGAGATTGAAACAATCAGCGGCGTGCGCACCTTGTCTGTGCGAGGCTAAGCACTTTGGTTGTCCATTGTCTCGCGTCGGGAGTGGCGTTGTCGTGTCGGGATAACATAACAGGCGCTGCTCTCAACCTTCTCTTTCATCCCCACCTGTTGCGCCGGATTGCGCATGGTTCGTTAATCGTATCACATCAGCCTTAATACCACAATAAAGCTCGCATAACGTTAGCAGAAGCCAACGGAATCTCACTGTAGCACATCTGTGCGCCGTGGTGGTGAGCGTATGTTTTAGGTCGCGTCATAATCCGGTACGAATCCGGTTTAGTGCGCGACTCCCCTACTGCGGTATAATGGCTGTGCATCTTAGTGATGTGACTCTCACCAGTGTTGAGCTTCCCAACTCGATATTGCACTGGCGAGAGTCTTTCACCTATCTGCATACATCATAACACATTCAAGCTCTGCGGCGTGTGCCACGGGGCTTTTTGCGTTACAATGATAAGTATATATTAACCATACGGCATATGTCAAGTGGCATTTGACGCATGCGGAACGATTTGGTATAATTCATTACATCGAAGGGAAAGTAAAGTAATGGCGGTATACATGGAGATACGCATAGCAAGTTTGGTGCAAGAATGGCTTAATTCGATGCCAGAAGATGAGCGTCCATCACAAAACCAGATAGCAGGCATGGCGGGCATAAACCCCGGCACGCTATCGCACTACATGCAGGGTAAGGCGCAGCGCCCTGACCCTAATGTTATTGCAAAGATATGTAAGGTGATTGGCGTTGACGATATGAATATGGTTTTTGTTGTGTCGGAAGGTGGTCATAATGAGTGAGATAGCACCAATAAGGGTAGTAAACGGCGTTGAGATTTACGGGGATACAATGATGTATATCATTTACAGTCCCCGCTATCACGCTGTAAAGGTTGGGCACAGTTATAAACCTCGTGCGCGGATGGCTTCCCTTTGCTATAAATGCAAGGATTATGATTTGCAATTGCTCTGCGTCATGAAGGGCGGCAAATTTACAGAGCGAAAGTTTCATGTGCGCCATAAGGCTTACCGCCGCACGGATATGCCCGGTGTTGAGTGGTTTTCTATACGTGGGTCTGTAAAAACTGCTCTTAGGGAATTGCTTGGTGTAAGTGATCTGTACAACTACTTCCGGAAATTTCGCAAAACAGATCAGTGGGATTATTTTATTGACGATGGCGCTGGCAAATTACATGCAGATTGACGACATTACTGAGTTTGTTGAATTTGAGCGCACAGCATAGGAGGGCAGCAGGATGAGTGAGCACCTGTTGCGCATCTTTGACCGTGCCGTGTTTATCGACGGTACCGACCTATACGCTGTCGAATCCGTCAGTGTGTGGGAGGTCTACGACTGCGAGCATTACCTTGCGGAAGTGGACACGATTGACCATGCCATTGAGCGCTTGCTTGAGGTGGCAGCCTTGTATGGCTACGACGTAACCGACGAACGATAACCAAAACCGCCGCGAATCCGCGTGTGTGGCGCGGTGCGGCGGGAGTATAGCATAAGGAGAGTATAGCATGAAAAGCTACGCATATTTCATCCAAGCCGTTTCTGGCGGCGCAATTAAAATAGGTCGAACCAATGACCTTGATCGGCGATTGCGAGAATTGCAAACCTCGCATCATGAGAAATTGAAAGTCCTAAAATACATTACGTTTGATAGCGAAGACGAGGTGCGCCGCTTTGAGTCCTTAATGCATGAGCGTTACACATCTCATCGCCTACAGGGCGAGTGGTTCGATATAACGGAATGGGACATTGAGCGTGATCTCGCATGGGCAGATAGCGTGTCTTCTCTGATTGGTGATGCGAAGCGTTTGCAAAGTGAGGTGGATGATTTAAGGCAAGCAATTGCGCTTTACCCTTCCCCTGCTGGTAAAGACTACATTGACCTGCATTTTGCCGCTAGCAGTTTTACTGAAGAACGCATGGCTAAAGTTGATAAGTGGGTAGAGTTGACGGGAAGCGAGCACCCTAGCAAGATGATTGGACGGTTAGCCCGTGAACGCAGTAATCGGTAACTTGCGGATTAGGCGGTGCTATAACATTTTGAACACGTCTTAGCACCGTTCTTTTATTTATCATTTGTTTTAAACCGTTTAAAACGTTAAAACAGTTTAAAGGATAGGAAATGGCAAGGAAAACGCAAATGCAGTACATTGCACTTGATGTTGGGAATTACAGCATCAAAGCAAAATCCGAAGGTAAGGAAAGTATGTTTCGGCACGCCATCAAGGAATTGGGTGGGCGCGAGTACAATCAGGCAGTCACGCGGGATACGTCGCAAAGTGATGTTTATATTGTGAACGGCACGCCATTTGCGGTAGGCGATACCGCCATCCGGCACGGGTTCGCTTCTCGCAAGTCCGGCGCAGCGCGATATGACCCGACCTACTACGGCGTTTTTGCCGCTATTGCGCTATTCAAGTCATATGACCGCAATATGCAGAACCTTTTGTTGTATGGGAGTCACGCACCGCAGGATGTGGAGTACCGACAAGATATTATTGCCAGTGCGCAGGGGCAATGGTCTGTTGAGTGCAACGGTGTGGAGCGCGTGTTTAACGTCGTGCAGGTGAACTGTATTGACGAGCCTGTGGGCGGGGTTCGCAATCGCCTTATCAATGATGACGGAACCATGACCGCCCGTAGTGCGATCAAGAATGGCGAAACCATCGTGATTGACATTGGTGGCTTTACGACGGATATTATTGTGCTGGAAGATGGCAAACCCGATTACCTCTCCGCGCAATCTGACGAAATCGGTATTCACATGGTGGTACAGGATTTTGAGAAGGAACTGCGTGCCAACAATCGAACGAAGATGAAACGGGTTAAGCGGCTGGACAATCGGCGGCTTCATGAAGCGATTCGCACGGGTGTTTTTGATGGCGGCGGCTTGGGTGACATTAGCTGCCACATGGAAGCGGATCATGCCTGTAACGTCATCGTGTCTCAAATTCGCGATTTATTCGACCAATACAACGGCATGGCAGCACACAACATTGTTATCACCGGAGGCGGGGCGGGATTGCTGGAAAGTCGCTTGCGTGACTCACTTGGGCACCCCAACGTGTTACTTGCAGATGCAAAACGCGACGAGGTACACATGGCGAATGTGCGCGGCGCAATGAAAACCCTAAAGATGTTGAAACGTGCAGGTAGAATTGAATGAGCGATTACAAACAGTATGCAATGCGCCTAGACCTTAGCGTTGATGAGGACAGGCGCATTCATGACATTATCCAGAATGAGCGCAAGCGGATCATTGCCGAGCTTGGCGAGTCACGAACCACGACGTATAACCGTGAAGCTATTTCCGCGCTTATCCTTCGTGCTGACGGGCAACGGCAAGCGAAGCCACAGCAGGCTAGTGTGACCGTGGGGGACTTGGAGACAGCATTAGATGAACGCTTTGAGATTCTATGGCGCGAAATCACCGGACTGCTGAAAGATGCACGCGATAAAAACCCTGACGGATTACGAGCGTTTGCATCTGGTGAAGCTGGTGAGGTGGCAGACGATGACTTCCTGAATTCCATGATGGATGACTTCATTAGCACAAACCGATAGCCACTAGCCCCGTATAACCCAAGTTTATGAGAATATTTCCCAAATTTCTTGGGTTATACCGCACCACATGGTACGCTAAAGAATTTGACACCCGCTGTTTATCCATGTTACAATTTCGTCATACCCAAATTTAGCCACGAGAACACGAAAGGTCATAGGCTCCGTGTGTGGCGTACAGGCGCTGGCTGATGCGAGCGCCTTTTCCGTAAGCGGGAGTGGATGAGATGAGAGATGAGTATTTAATCCTAGCCACATGCTTCCTTGTGCTGTGGCTGGTGAGTGGACAGCGTAAGGTCGTGGTCATGGAGCGCGGCGAGAGTCTGCGTGAAGTCCGGCGGGAGGAGGCGGCGTGAAACTACCGACACCGACGATTAAACCGCCAAGCAAGACGCAAAAGATTATTCATGCGTGGCAAGTGGTGCAGCGCCCATTGCTCGCAGGGTCCCCCGTTGTCATTGATGGCGTGTCACACGGCTATGACAGCATTGCGCAGCTTGTGCGAGAGATTGCAACCGATGATATACGCCGCCCGACAGAATATGATGCCATTCTAAGCATGATACGCGGACGGCTTGACCTGACCTTTTCAACAGCGAATAGCGCGTTTGGTGGCAGCGACCGAAGCGCCTATAGCAAGCCTGCCGTGGGGGAGCGCGAAAAGATGTTTGAACAGGGGTTCAAGTGGTGCAACGGGTATAATGGCAAGGTACATGAGCCGGATTACATTCCGTTGTATGACTTCTACGCAAACAGCGCTCGCCGTGATAAGCATGATTCAATCTGCGCCAAGTGCAGGCGGCATAGCAATGCGAAGGGGAATGCCGCATAATCACCGTGATATAATACATATTGAGGCGCAACCACGCGCCCAACTCCCGACGACAACCCGAACCCGCTGCTTGGCGGGTTTTTAATTTCCCGACACGACCGCCAAGCGCACAGGAGACACCCATTCGCGCCATTCGCAACCTCACGCTCTTTGCAGCGTGCGCCACACTCATCGTGCTAGAACTTGCACTGCATATCGTGGACCCGCTTGGTGTCCTCGCGTATCGCGGGGACTTACGTCAGGCAGTCGCGAGCAAACAAGACCATCGGTACACCGATGGCGTGCATGACTTCGACGGGTGGGTTGCCACCGTGCAAAACGGGTGGCGCATCGTTCCAGCAAGTGACCCGAATGCCGCGTGCACCGTGGCGTTCATTGGCGACTCGTTCACCTTCGGATGGGCGGTCAACGATGACGAAACCTATCCGAACCGGATAGCGCAGCAGTTGCAGGATGTGCGCGTACTGAATCGTGGCGTGGATGGCTACAACATTGAGCAGATTGAGCGCACGATGAACGAAACGCCCGCCGATGGCTACGTTTACTTCGCTGTCATTGGCGACCAGATACCCGCCGACGCGGGCAGCGTAGGTGATGACCTGCCGTTTTTATGGCGCAGCGCCACGCTCACGTATTGGCGCTGGTTCCAGCGCGATGACGAATCGGTGACGGACGCGCAGCAGCGCGAGTACGAAGCGCGTGTACAGCGTATGACGGAGCGTGCACCGATGGTGGTTGGCTATTTCTACATGCCGCCGCCCGTGCCGGATGCGATTGAGATTGTCTATCGTGATGACATGACCGTGAGCGCGGCAGACGGGCATTATGACGCGGCGGGCAATGCGTATGTGGCGCAAGTGCTGTTAGAGGAGGTCGAGCAAATGGTAAGTGAGGTGTGCTAGATGGGTATTCCCCATGGATACTTAAAACCCTCATGGATGTGTGATGCCACAGTGTAAAGCAAAGTCAAAACGCAGCGGTAAACGCTGCAAAAAGGATGCTATGCGTGGTAGTGATGTATGTCACATCCACGGCGGGAAATCGCTCAAAGGTGAGCAGCTACCGCAATTCAAGCACGGCAAGTTTAGCAAGTACATGCCGCAACGCCTTAAGCAACGCTTTGAGGAAGTCGGTAGCGACAAACACGTAAGCGTCTTGGGGCGCAATATTAGCATCCGCGATGCGCTGCTTGCTGACCGTTTGCAATCGCTTGACGATTACCCCGAATCCAGCGAGTTATGGAATAAGATGCAAAAGCTCTTATCTGAGCTTACCAAAGCATTTGAGAACGAAAATTACGGCGGTGTCAAGGTCTGCATTGACCTGATGAACGAGGTTGTGTCTGACGGTATGTTGATGCACATGACTATCGGTGACATTAACGACTTGATGAAAGAGCAGCGGCAAGATGAGAAAGCAATCGCCGATATTCAGTACAAAGGTGAGAATGCCATCCCCGCCTCACAACTTATGACGCTCATGGGCGCAGTATTGCACGTCATCACCGAAGTCGTAACCGATAAAGAGCAGCGAATAAAAATAGCCAATGGCATTGACTCAATCATCAGCGTTAACAGCGCTGTCTCATCTAACTGACAACCTACGCGAGTCGGCAAACGAAGAACCTTTTGCTCTTGACTGGCAACCGTTCGCGGAATCCCCGCAGGAGGCGGCATATCATTCAACTGCTGATGTGATTGGCTATGGCGGTGCTGCTGGTGGTGGCAAGACTGACCTTGTGCTGGGTAAGGCATTCACACAGTTTAAGCGTGCTGTGATTTACCGCCTGAATCATGGTGACTTGCAAGACATTATTGAACGTGGCGACGCTATTCTTGACGGCGCTGCATATTTCGTTCGTGGCGAGAAGCGGCGGTGGACACTGCCAGATGAGCGCTTTTGTGTAGCAACATCTGCCGAGCGAATTAAGGACATTCGTAAGTATCGTGGACGCGCACGCGATTTCATTGCATTCGATGAAGCAAGCGAATTTAGTGAAATGCTGGTGCGAACGCTCATGGGGTGGTTGCGTACTGACGACCCTAACCAGAAGACACAAGCGCTGCTTACCTTCAACCCGCCGGATGAAAACGGCGAATGGCTAATTCAGTACTTCGCACCATGGATTAGCCCTGATTACGCAGACGAAAAGGCAGAAGACGGCGAGTTGCGATGGTTCATTCGTCACAATGACGAAGACGTTGAAGTTGATAGCGGCGAGCCTGTTGTGATTGACGGCATCTCATATAACCCGAAGTCGCGCACCTTCTTTCACGCAAAGGTAGAGGATAATCCGGCGCTGATGCGAACGGACTACCGCGACCAACTGAATAGCTTGCCGGAGCCTTTGCGATCACAGCTTTTGTTTGGTGATATGACCATTGGTAAGAAGGATGATGCGTGGCAGGTGATCCCTACCGCGTGGATTCTTGCAGCAGAGCGGCGTTGGCGCGAACAAGGTAAACCTGACTTATCATTACGTGCTGTTGGTGTTGATCCTGCTCGCGGTGGGGATGATGAATTCGGGATTGCTAAGTTGTACGGAGATTATTTTGAACTCATCGCGCACGCTGGAAGCGAGGCTGTTGACGGTGATGCAGGGGCAAAGCTAGTTGAAGATGCCATGGGTATCCAATCTGCGCCAATATTCATTGATAGCATCGGCATTGGTGCCTCTGTTTTTGACGTACTTAAGAAATCACATAATGTAACGCCAATGAATGCAGGCGCTTCCGCTGGTAAAAAACGTGATAAATCTGGTATGTATTTCTTTGTGAATAAGCGCTCGATGTGGTGGTGGCGTTTTCGTGAAGCGCTTGACCCGAACAGTGGTTATGAAATTGCGCTGCCCCCCAACCGTAAGTTGCGTCAAGACTTAAGAACGCCGCGCTATAGTCGCCAAGGGGGGAAAATCGTTATCGAAAGCAAAGACAAAATCCGCAAGCGCACAGGGCGTTCTACGGATTACGGCGACTCTGTTATTCAAGCGTGGTATGGAGTAAATAGTGTTATTACAAATATTCCATTGGTAAGCTTGCGATGAACCGGTTTATACGAGCATGGCACGCCCTGCGCGGTAAGGATACGCAGTCGCAGCGCAACTATTCCCCCGCTGTATGGCAAGGGCTAGGGCTAAGCGGGTATGGTGTCAACGCACAGCGTGATTTGAGCTATACCACACTCGGCGCGTCGCTGGCGTATCAGTTCGTGCCGCCCGTCAAGTCCTGCATTGATGTGATTGCGGAGAACGGCGCAAGTGCGCCGCTGGTGGTCACGGATGGTGATGGTAACGAGGTCGCCCGCAGTGACGAAAACCCGCAGGACTCCGATATGCTGATGGCATTAGAAAAGTCATGGGAATATCACAAGATGAGTGTGATTGACCTGTGGATACGCTCGCACCTGCTATGGGGCATGACGTTCTTAGAGAAGGCAGAGAACCGCAGCGGGTACGTCAAGAACCTGCACTGGTTGAATACCAATAGCGTCATGATTGACGCGCCGCAGGGGATTATCACGGGCTACCGCTATTATGGGCTTGACCGTCAGGTGATTTACACGCCAGATGAGATGCTTTACGCCCGCACATTTAACCCCGGTGACGATGTGCACGGATTTAGCAAGACCCTGAATATTCTCGGCAAAGCGAACGCGCAACTGCACTTTGAAAAGTTCAGGGGCAGTTACTTCAACAACGGCGGTCAGCCGGGGTTTGCCTT